ACCACACGCCGGGGCTCCTACCATACCAGTCCCAACGTGCGTGTCCTCCTTATCAAAAGTTCCCACATTTCGTGGGTTTTCGTAGTGGTCAACTACTTTATCTGAATATGCCATTATAGTTCTCCAATATACTATTAACTATTTCCTCAGATTGAAACGTGTCCCATTTCTTTCTGTTTTCTTCACCTGTTATAAATCTTAAATTACATAGATGTCCTATAATCATAGGATCAATTTTAAGTTCATATCCCTGTTTAAAAGGTATGATATGATCCAATTGAATATCTGTTTTCCTTTTGCCAGTAACTGGCATTAGATTTTGCTCTCTAAGTCTATATAGAGTCCGGCGTGTTGCTTTATTACATTCTCTCTTGTATTTAACTAACTCATCATTTATTTGTTTTTTAGGTCGTTGAACGTTTAATTTTCCTTCCCAATTTGGATTTGATGAACCAGTCCATTTTTCTTTTTGTCTTGGATTATCTTTCCCCTTGTTCCATCCATGACCCTTTTTAAGACCTTCTGTGTTTAATTTAGACTTTTGGTCAGGTGTCATTTTTATACCCTTGTTCCAAGGTATATTGCCTACTCGATTTATCGGGTTTTTGCAAGGAGTTGAACAAAACTCTAAAAATCTAGGTTTAGTTATAAACCCAATTCCACAATGCGAGCAACATATTAATAAGCCATATTTATTTTTCATATAACTATTTATCTAGGTGCGCCCGTTTGTGAGGATTATCAATCCTTTTTGAACATAGTCAAAATCTTTGTTTGAATGTTCTTTGCAAACTGAGGTTGAGGGAAATTCCAACCAATAAAAGCACCTAGTGCTAACCAAAATAATGTTTCTAACATGATATATACTCCTTGTATGTATTGTATTTAGTATGCTTCAGCTTCTTCGTCTACTACTATCCAACCTAACTTTAACAAATCTTCTCGTATTTCATCAGTTACACAACTTTCTGGTACAAACTTTTTACTTTGTATATATGCTTCTTGCAGTTCCTTAGTAAGGGCACGAAATTCATCATCATCTAGTATCTTGGCATCCCTGATACCACTGCAGTACCAGTCAATGTAATCACCCTTGCCTTGCATATCAGCAATAATACCGCCGGCGTGTCTCCAACTACAACTCCAACGTTTCTCAGTTAGTATGGGCCACACATCATTTTTAATAAAATCATTGTTACACATTGAGGCATACAAATGTTGTGCATAAACATCGTCTAATTTAGCTTTGTCTACGATCCATTGAGTACTACGAAGGTCATACTCCATGTTGTCTTTTTGCCAGTCGGGATCTACGATATTAGCTTCATCTTGTTCTTGCCAAGTTTTATACATTTGAATATAGTCGGGATTAGGCTCTTCACCTTTTTCTTCACAACGTTTAATATAACCTTCTTTTTGAAAAGTATTTCTATCTGGACTACTACTTATCATCTTCTACCTCTATCCAAGTGTGGTCACCTAACCATTTAACTTTGCAAATATATTCATAGTCAATCGGCTTACCAGCAGACCAATCATTAGGTCCATGAATACTTAATCTTGTAAACTGTTTACGTATATCAAAGAGTAACCAATATATGTTACCATTTGATAATTGAAAATCATATTTAGCGGCGTGAACCATATCAGTCAAATCAAGTCTATGTTTAATCTGTTCAGCTTGCTTTTGTAATACTTCAACCAGTTCCATGATTCTATCATACTCTTGTTTGGCATGTAAACGTGCTACATTAAGCATAATGTCTTTATGTTTTTCTACTGGTACTAAATCAAATTTAGGTCCTGAACTTTCAGTAGCATATGGTGTTACGTTGCGATTAAAGAAATGTATCAACGATCCGGAACTAGTAGAATCATAACTACTGACACCGTTAGCTGAATTTGGTTTTTCAATCATTGTATATTATATCTTATTTTCATTAGAAGCTACAGTCTTTTGGGAATTTTTTGTCTTCTTATTTTTACTGTAAAAGATATGATTACCGATCTTAGCTACTTGCTTATATGGCCATAATGGATCCACTTGCAAGTTATGAAAAAACAATGCTGTTTTTGGCAGTACATCTATATAAGCATCATATGCTAATACTTCATATGCAACACGTTCAGCTTGTTTATATGTTGGGTTGTTTTGATTAGGTTCCCCTTTACCTTCACAAACCCAACTAAACTGACATAGTTTTACTTTTTGTATTTCATCGTCAACTAACCTATCTATCATATTTGATTGATATATAACTGCACAAGGGTTCTTTTCAAAACCGTATGCTATTCTATTCATCACTACCCGTGCTACTGCCGCTTGCCCAATCAACGGTTCACCACCTGCTTCATAGAATATATTTTTAGCTAAACATTTTAATTGTTTTGGATCTACTAATTTAGCAACAACTTCAACAACTTTTTCTTCTTGTTTTTCCTTAGCCAAATTTATATTAGTTGATCCTGCAGTTAATAGACCCATACACAATACTATTATAGTTAGTATTTTTTGAGGGAGGTTGAATTTCCATAAAAACATAATGTTTCCTTTCTGCTTATTACTAAGCAATATGGTATTAAATGTTATCCCAACAATCGCAATTACAACGAATTACTTCATCAATTGCTTCTTGTACAGGATAAGTTGCGGGTAATAATATATCAGAAGTATATATTACTGAAAGTTCAGGACTTATTAAGTTCTGATAACGTGAACCAGCAAAGCTGCCTGGTTCATTTGCTTGACCGGTATCTATTGCAACACCGTCACTATAATAAAGTTCAGTAGTTGGGTCATAATAACCATATGGATCAGGAGATCCAATGTCAGTTATTAATGTTGCCGGTGCACTACCTGCCAATGTACCGTTTGCAATTAACTCTGATTGTTGATTTTTAGTTAATGTATTATCTATGTTGTTATCTAATGGAATACCAGCTTCTTGTAATCTAGCTTGATTACGTGCTTGACGTAACATTGCTACTATACTTCTTCCGCCGACCGTATTATAATTTGCAATAGCTTCTAATGTTTGTGAATACATATTAGGTTGAGTAAACATTGCATAATTAGGTATAGTATCAACAAATGCATATTGAGTGCCAGGATAGCTAGCTATCGTAGGTTCTCTCTCATAATCAGGAGAACTATTAGGTACACCAATTGCTAATCCTGTTGCAATTGCACGTTGTTCTATTGATAATAATGTTCCAGTGGTATTCCAATTAGTTATTAATTGTTGCGCAAGTGCAGGTTGTGCATTTCTGATACTTGCTATCTCTGCATTAGCGGCATCAATATAAGTCTGTACCGTAGTATTCATAGTAGGCCAACCACCACCGGGAGGTGCATTAATCACCACAGTGCCGGCTACGCCTGAATAACTTATAGATATAATTCTTCCAAAAGTAGTTATATTATTAGGATCTGTACCTATTGTTGCTGTTGCTGGATTGCCACCTACTGTAACTGTTGGTGCAGATGCATATCCACCACCTTTGTTTGTATAAGTAAATGTTGTACCATTCCAAGTAGCAGTTGCTTGTTCCCAAGTTACTGCTAGATATAAATTTTTATAAATCGTATATAGATTAGTTGTTTCTAATTGCTGAATGAGAGGTGTAATGTTTATACCAAGATAGGGTAATCCACTCATACATCCTAAGAAGTTACTCATCGTATATGTATTATACGGTCCATTGCCTAACGCAATTAACGCTAATCCCTGACTTGCTAACGTTGTATCAGTAGGAACACTAGAGCCATTGACATTTAATCCCTTAGTTGTTTCTAAACTATTAACTACTTGTGCAAACTTTTCAATTGGTATACTTGATATGTTTTTAATCTGTTGCATTGATACACTAAACGAACCGGCAGCTGTAGCAATATCAGGAGGTAATATGCCATCTAAATATGCACCAAATCCTTGTGGGATAACTTGAATGTTTGTTATGTTTGATTGTGTTGTTCCTGAATCAGGTAATACGTTGGTAGTGGATGTGCCGGTAGTTGCATATGCGCTACTACTAGGTGCACTTATATCATCTCTTAAATTTTGATTAAAAATGCCTGCCATTACACTATTCCTTGCGCTGTAGGAGAAGTTAAATTACTATTCAGGCCACCATTACTATATATAGGATAATATATCTTACTATTAGCAGGTCCACCTACTGTATTATACACTGGAACTGTTAATGTTGCATAGCTATTTGGGAATAATTTTATGGGATTGAGTAAATCACACAATGATTCTAACCCTATAGTCTTACAATTTAATGATACTAATATATCTTTTAAATCTTGTCCCAAAATAATACCAAATGCTCCGTATATTTTACGTTCTTGTTCTTTGGTAACTGGTTGTATGTTACCTAATATTTCTCCCAATTCAGCTACTGTTATGCCACTTGCAATTAATGCAAGACTTACTGATTTAGTGACTGCATTATTTTGTTGTAACGTTGATAATAAATTACTAGGTAAACCAAATGTTGATATAGATTGTAAATTTATAGCTTTGCCACTAGCAATTAAATCTTGACCAAATACAGTTGTTGCTATACTTACACCGGCAATATCACCGGTAATTAAGTCATCCATATTACTATAAGTACCATCTAAAAATTCTTGTGAATTATTTACTGCTAGTATAGTACTATTACTGTATTCAATAAAACTATATGCTGTCATAAACCCAGATAGAAAATCTTTATAGGCTCCACTATCGGCTGATATTCCGCTGTTGTAATTAAACTCGTTATAACCTTGCAATGCAAATAATCTAGTATAACCCCATCGTGTTACTTCATTAGTGTAATTGTAGTTACTTGCCCAATTAGGATAACCAGTCCAATTAAACGTTGACGGAGGACTATTACCTAATGCAGGAATACTATTAGATCCGATAGATATTAAATTATTGTATGTTGTGCTATCAACTGTATATGACGTAGTGGTAGTTGCTGTGCCTGTACCAGATCCTATACCGGATGCAGTAAATGTCACTCCCACTGTATTACTAGATGCACCAATAGCTACAAAGTTAGTAGTACCTATATATGTAATAGTATAACTGGATCCCACAGTAAAGTTTCCTGCAACAACAGTAACATTTGGTGCGCCTCTACTATAAGCATCATTAATAGCATATGTAAGTAATCGTAAACAGGTATCGTTAACAATATTACCCAAGTTGGCAGCAGATGATGTACTAGTACTAGATCCAACAAAGTTTACCATTATGGGATTAATATTAAACCCAATATTTTGCAATAATGAGCTTAATGTATTAACACCTAATGGACTTTGTTTAGCTGAATCACTCATGGACAAAATACATCAGGACTACCCTGTACGATACTATGACCGCAACTGTTTCCTGATCCTACTCTAAGTACCGGACTACCTTCGGCAAAAACTGTAGGACTACCTTCTGTAGTAGTTGCTGCCGCGTGTGGTGGATGGGGGTTGTTTCTTTTTTGTGGCCAAGGAGCGTGTGGAGTGATTTGACTAACGTGTAATCCAACAGAAATTCCATTGGCAAACACAGTGCCGGCACCTCTAATGATAGTACCGCCAACTTGATTTGCATCACCTATACGACTTAATTGTGCCATTTTATCCCAATACGATTTTTTTACTAGGTACTTTAATACCAGTTGTTGCTTCTAAGTACTTGTCTTTGATGTTATCATCAGTTTCAGCATACATTGCAACACTAGTAGTATTTAGCTTAAATTCACCCTTTGGATTTGCAGTAAAAATACTTGGAATCATTTGCATACCCTGTTGTGATGGGGCAATAGATACTGGTTCTTCAATCTGAATAAACTCTGAACCTGATTGAATTACCTTTGCAATTAATTCCTCCCCGGAATTAAGCTTAAATGTGTACACTGTATTTGGATGGATTGCTATTTGCATTAATTACTTTCTGTTAATTTTTGTTTTAGTTCGGTGAAACCACCGATCAGTACACCATCTAAGATGATTTGAGGTACTGTTCTTGCTGATGGAATTTCTTCTAATAGTTCTTCTTTTGTATACCCGTCTCCGATTTTCTTTTCTTCAAATTGGATACCTTTTTGATTTAACAATGCCTTTGCTTGGTCGCAGTAAGGGCAGTGATATTTACTCCATACGATTGCTTTCATTTTTTATTCTCCTTATATATTTGGCAAGTCATCATAGTTTAATGATTCACTCATTACACCTATAACGTAATTTGTTGATTCGGTTTCCTGCAATGCAGATTGTTTTTTACTTGTGTCACTATGTTTATTGAACCAAGGAATAGGTGTACTCTTTGGCGCAGGATTATTATATCGTATACCGATTTCTTTCAATGCTCCTACAGCAGTATAATCTACAAAGTCTTTTAACACAGTTGCATTCAATCCAATAACTGGTCCCAGTTTAAACAAATAGTCAGCCCAATCTTTTTCTTCTTTAATTACATCTAGGTAAAGTTGATATACTTCAGCTTCACATTCTGATTTTACTTGTGCAAATCTGCTATCTTCTTTTACTACTTGATTAATAAGGTAAGCAGTCCAGCCTTTATGTAACAATTCATCTTGGAGAATTAAACTGATAATGTTACCATTACCAATAAAGATTTTGTTCTCAACCATTGCTAGACTTGTAGCAAATGATACCATAAAGCGGAATGCTTCTAATGCGTAACTAGCGTGTAATGCCATATAGATGGCTTTGATGTGTTCTTTTTCATTTACATCTATACCTAACTCTTTACGGCAATTAACTTGATGTAACTCATCATAATAAAGTCCAACACTACTTGCCATATCTACAATTTCTTTTGTGTCGTGGATAGTGTTGAATACATCTTTAGGCACATTGTAGATATTACGAATGATGTGACTATACGAACGACTATGGATGTTAGTCTCAAAGAAGCTCCAGTTATAGATCAATGCTTCTAGTTCGGGTAATGATACAACAGGAGTAAACACTTGACTTGGTGCTCGTCCTTGCAAACTATCTAATGCTGTTTGTCGTAATAGATTACTAGTAAAGATATGCTTTACCGCATCGCTTGCATCTTTGAAATCATTGGCATCCTTGGTTAGAGAAATTTCTTCTGGAATCCAAAAGAAACCACGTGCCGTTGTTTCAAAGTCTGCAATCTTTTTATATTTCACCTCCTCAAACCTTTGAATGGTTACGGGACCTTCCGGGTCCAAAAACATTTTTCTATTCAAATAATCTGTCTTAGTGTTTAGGTTGTATTGTTGTTTTGACATTGTTTTTCCTTAAAGCTTGCAGGACAAGCAATCTTCCTCTTCATCCATATCATTAAAGCCGCTTGGCAAATCTAATACAGTTTCATCTTGACTCTTACTACCTGCTTTGTTAATCAAGCTATAGTAGAATGTTTTTAATCCCCACATATGTGCCTGCATCAAGTTCTTAGCAATCAATGTTGTTGGGACTTTACGTTCAGGGAAATGTGCTGGATTGTAGAAAGTATTAGTTGATATACTTTGATCCACATAGGCTGCAATCACAGCCGCTGTCTTTAAGTAACCATCACAATCTTTTTGATCCCACATCAATTGATATTTGTTTTTTAACTTATGATATTCTGGAACAACTTGTACAAAACTTCCTGCTTTACTTTCTTTTACACTAATTAAACTCATTGGCATTTCAATACCATTAGTAGAGTTAATTACTACTGAACTAGATTCTACAGGAGCTACAGCCATTTGTGTAGCATTACGGACACCATGACTACGCATCATAGCACGTAGTCCTTCCCAGTTTAATTCGGGTTCAAAGTTAGCTAATTCGTTAACACCTTTAGCTCTTAGTTCCCAGGGGAAGATACCTTGACCATATCTTGTTTTATCACTATGTTCACATCTACCGCGTTCCTGTGCTAGTTCTACACTTGCTTCAGTTAAGTAGAAGGATAAGTGTTCCATCCACGTCTTGACTTCAGCCAAGGAGTCTTTTTCTCCGTACTTAAGACTTCGCTTGGCGTGCCAGTAGGCAAGATTAGTAATTCCAATTCCAAGAGGTCTGATTTCATCGTTTGATAGTTTAGACTGAATGGATAGAAAGTCTTGATAGTCAAGAATGTTATTGAGGCTACGATGCAATATGCGACAAGCACGGCGCATATCTTCTGGGTTACGGAACGCACCCCAATTGATACTGCCCAATGTGCAAAGAGCGATACGACCATCGCTGTCATCCAAACGTTTAAAGGATTTAGTAGGTAAAAGAATTTCACAGCATAAATTACTCTGGTAAATTGTATGATATTCAGGATCAAATGGACCTTGATTCATAACGTTATCAACGAACACTAAGTAGATACGTCCTGTATCTGTTCGTTCTTTTAATATGCCTGACTTGAATACTTCTTCAGCAGACATTGTTTTCTTTCTTAAGTCTTTACGTTTTTCATATTTTACGTATAGTTCTTCAAATAGTTCTGTGTTTTTGTAAAATGCTTCGTATAAATCAGGAACTTCATTGGGGTCAAAGAATGTTATTTGTTCTTTGTTTTTAAATCGTCTCCAGAAGAATGCACTAAGCACAACCCCATAATCCATATGACGGACTCGGGTTTCTTCTGTTCCTTGATTGTTTTTAAGGACAATAAGATCATCAAACTGATGATGCCAAATAGGATAAAAAACAGTAGCACTTGCATTGCGGATACCTCCTTGTGAGCAACTTCTTAAATCACCGAACCATTTCTTTAAGAACGGAATCATGCCGGTGTGCATAATTTCGCCACCGCGAATGGGTGATCCTAATGGTCGTAGTCTACCAATTTCGAGACCAATGCCAGCACGTTTGCTAGCATATTTTGCCATCATTTCACCAGAAGCAAAAATACTATCCAAGTCATCATCACTGCGAATAAGTACACACGAACTGAATTGTTTAGTAGGGGTGCCGAGACCAGCAAGGACGGGAGTAGCCAGAGTAAATAATCCATCACTTGCGGCATTATAATATTCCTTTATATAGCGCAGCCTTGCGTTGTTAGGTTCTTCTTTATGAAATACTGTTGCGGCTGCGATCATATATCTAACTTGTGGTGTTTCATATGTTTGTTTTGTTGAACGGTTGCGGACAAGATATTTTTCAATCAATTGTTCAATAGCGGCATAACTATATTGTTCATCCTTAGAGTGGTCAAGCAGGTCATCCATTTTGTTCCAATCTTCTTCAGTATACCATTCTAGTAACTCCGGTGTATATAAACCAGTAGCTACATTAGTTGTTACAATATTATAAAGACTGGGAGGTGAATAATCCCCATAAACATCTTTACGTAACATAGACAGACGTTGTTTACCTGCTACATATTGATAATTTGTATGTCCTACATCTGGATTATTTTCTACGTCAATCAAGTCAACTACAGCACGTAGAGTAATTTCGTCAATTTGTCTGGTTGAAATCCCATCATAGAAGTGTAGTTGTGATTTTATTTCTACCATTGACGGGCTAACATCTGCTATCCCTACACATATTTTTGCCACTTGTGCTTGCCATTTTTCTAACATTAATGGCTCTTTTGTCCCATCTCGTTTGGTGACGTGTATTTTCATTTTTTACCCTATATTCTTATTAATTGTTGTTATATCTAACTTGCGTACTATTTTAAAATCTTTTAGATTATTACTTATCACCGTATCTGGCCAGTAATTCAGTATATATTTTGCGTTGTCAACCAAGACTAATGATATGTCATCGCCCTGTACATCCGTTGCTAATACAAATTCTATATCAGAAATATCCATTAACAGTAGAGTATAACACATTCCTAGACCCCTTGCAAGTGTACAGTAGGTGTTTTCTACCAAAAGATCCCAAGGACCGGGCCACTCACTGACTTCATTTGGGTGAAGATGATAGTTAATTAATGGTGCATTTTGCCACCATTTATCTACTTCTACACATTGTTGAGATAAATCAAGATTTTTGATTTTATTGCGTAATTTGTACCAGCTTTGTAATCTATTGTCATAAGACGATTGAAATATATTCATTAGATAACTACTTATCTTTTTTCAATATTAGCTAACGTTTTCCTTGTTTTAGTCATATCAGCACACGTATACTTCTGATAACTAGCTTTCAATATCTCCGGCATAGGAATCTCTACTACTTTTACATTAAATGTGTTTGCTACATCTAAAAAGCTAATAGGTTTCCCACTACCTATATTAAATATACCTGATTCTTTAATATTTAAAAACTGTAAATGCGTATCTATCACTTCTTCTACCGGTACAAAATCTCTTTTATGATCTGCACTATTCTCAAATACACGTATTTCACCTGTTTTTGATTGTTCATAAAACTGAAAGAATGGACTTGCTTGCTTATCTTTGTGTTCTTCGCCTACACCATTAGATGCGTATACATTGAAATATCTAAATCCTTGTACTATACTGCCTGTAGGATGTTTCTCTACATATCTTTCAAACAAATACTTGCTCCAAGCGTATGGATTTCTTGGATCTACAGGTGCTGTTTCACTAAAATCAGTCCCTAATCCATACACGCTTGCACTACTAGAATATTGCATATTAACTCCAAACGTCTTACATTCTTCATATAAGTCTATGCTAAACTCTGTATTCTGTCTAAGTATCTTATCTATATCACGCTCAGTGGTGCTACTGATTCCTCCCATATGAATGACCCATTCGAATTCCATTACGCTAGGTCTAATTCCATCTGACCATTCAAATGTCGTAACATCGTGTTCTTTTAGTGCTTTAAGCATATAACTGCCAATAAAGCCGTTGTGTCCAGTTAATAGTATTTTCATCTAAAATATGTACCTACATTAAAAGCTTTATCATCTATCCACATATCATATGCAGGTTTACCTACCTCAGCCGTAGTATACTTAACACCCCAATCATTCAATTGTTTAAGTGTAAGTTCAAGCCAATTCTTACCTGTATTACTGCCACGTGCTGTCCAATAATGTATCTCGTTGCCTGCGTCATATAACTTATTAAAATGTTCTATACGTGATAGATACGGTTCTGCGTTTGCATAATCTCCATTAGTTGTAGTACAAATAGTACCATCAATATCTACTATAATTTTCATTTCTGACTGTCTCCCGGTAATACTCTATAGTTATCTTCTACACTATCAGGTGTACTAACTTCAATAATAGTACCTTCTTCTAAGCATATAACCTGATGAGGTTGAAGTGGTCTATTGCGCCATACTTCACCCTCTTTTAATGTAACATCGTGTAAGCTAGCATCTTGCGTTTCAATGAATTTAATCATAAATAATCCACTTAATATATACCAACTTTCATCCTTTTCAGCGTGAAAATGCATACTGAATTTTGCACCCTTATTGAATTTCAATAACTTGCCGCAATACTTATCAGTAGTAGCCCATATCAATTCGTGGCCCCAACCTTTTTCTACAAATCCTTCAAGTCGCATTTATTTCCTCCAATGTAGGTGCGTATACACCAACGTGTTGCACTGTAATAGAACTAGCTCTGATGGCAAACTCTATTGCTTGTTCCATATCGTCTGCTACTAAGTAGCCATATGTTAACGCTGATAAGAAGGTGTCCCCCGCTCCACAAACATCAAACACATCTACTTTAGGTACACTAAATGTTTTATTATTATATGATACCCCGCTACTACCACGTGTTAATACCATATTAGAACAATCACTAATTCTACTAGAATATTCTGTTTCGTTAATCTTTACAATGCAACCTTCAAATAGTTTTAAATCACGTTTCTTGGTATCAACAAAGATAGGACCTTCATACTGTTGTCTAATACCCTTAATAAAATCTTCTGTGACAAATCCTTTAGCATAATCAGATATAACTACAGCATCACTACCTTCTAGAAATTTCATTACATAATCTAAATTGCAGGGATTAGACTTTACATCATCATCTATACGCATTAAATGTTGCTTAGACTTTGCATCTATTAAACGTTTCTTTTTAGATGGGTCTCCCAAGAATGAGGTGACATTTAGTCCCAATGCTAATAGATTTTCTTTAACATTACTTCCCATACCTGATTTAGTTTCAGTGTGTTTAGGAACAAAAACAGGTACAGGAGCTTCAGGGCTCATTCTATCTACTGTACCATATTGATATTCATCAATGCAGGTGTCGCCTATTAATATAATTTTCAATTGTCTTTGTGGTTGATTCATCTATTACCCTATCAAAGAATACTAATTCCTCAGCATACTCCGAACCTATTACTTTTTTATTCTTCCAATCACTTCCGACTATCATAATGTTCGGCTTGTATTGTTCAATGATACTCTCTAACTCAAAATCAGTATTGAATACTAATACCTTATCTACTGCTTTTAAATTACTGAGTAATGCTACCCTATTATCTATTTTGTTGAATGGTCTATCACTACCTTTTTTCTCGGTTACACGATTATCAGAATCAATTGCAACCAATAGATATGTGCCTAAACTCTTTGCATAGTTTAATAAGTCTAAATGACCCATATGTAATATATCAAACGTTCCATTAACAAAAACTTTCATACACTATTCTAACATAACCTGTAGTAAATATCAAGCTTTTTGTTCCAAAAATTGATGGGCAGTTTCTAATGATGAACTAATAGCCATATGCATATCAATATACACATACATTCCACAACGTCCAATAAACGTATTTTTTGTATTTTCGATAGCTTTATACTTCTTATATAACTCTCTATATGTATCAATTGGATAATAACGTTCATTATTATTGTCTTTATAATCACAAGGTTCTTCAAATGTTAATGTTGTATTACCCGTATTAATATTATTGGGTAGTTTATTCCATTCAGTCATTCTGGTAAACGAACCATTATCAGTAAAATTAACTACGGTAGTAGGTAACATACTGGGTGAGGGAAACGTTATTGAATGAAATTTAATAGACCTATATGGTAATTCCCCGTATATGAAATCATAATATACATCTATGGGCATAGAATTAAAGATATGATCATAATTATCTTCCATACTCTTATCAAACATCGTATTCAACTTAACGGTAATGTTTGGATGATTTAATATATTAGTGAATAATGTCGTATATCCGTGTGTCGGTAGATATTGATATTCATCTCTAAAATATCTACTGTCGTCATTATCTCTAGTACTAACTCGATTTAATACGTCTTTGCTTAGTGTTTTATAATGTTCTCCCCACATCTTTTTACTGTAGGGTTCAAAAAATGTATTGTTTATATCTTCTTTTTTTACTGTTTCTAATGTGATTGTGTTAACCGGAAACGGTACATATTTGCCACTTTCCAGTAACGCCAACACGTGATGTTCATAGAATGTCCACTCGGTAAATTTACTAACCCAATCAAATACTTTTTTGTTACTAGTATGAAAGATATGCGGTCCATATTTATGAATGCGTAATCCGTGTTCATTGATATAGTCATATGCATTACCACCAATATGGTCTCTATTATCAATAACTATTACGTTGTAATTGTTTTCTGCAAGTTCTCTCGCTACTACACTACCAGCAAAGCCTGCCCCTACTATTAAGATATTTTGTTTTGTTCCCATAATTCTTCCAAATCTTTTACATAAAAAGATATATCTTTAGCTTCCCCTAAATGAATAGCTAAAGTTTTCATAGGCATCATCATCCTAACTTCAGGTTGTTGCCATACTTTACTTATTGTGTTACCTTCCCAATAGCCTTCTATTGTGCCGATATCCAATAAACTATAAAATTCTTCTTTATATTTTTTAAATAAATTTACTGGTATTAAAAATGATTCGTGTGTAAACCAAGTATTTCTATAATATCTATCTGGTCCTGGTATAACCATACAGGGATAAACATATGTTCCGTTGAAGGGATTCTGTGGATGATAGTATAGTTGATTAAAATCTTGAGGAAAAATACATATAGTTAACTCAGGACTAATAGATTCTAAATAGTTTCTTGCATCTATCATTGTAGCAATACTATTTGGATAATGCAAATAGTCATCTTCTACTAGATAAACAAGTTCATCGTCCGGTAACTGACTAATGTAGTCTAATGCAATCTTTAAACTATATCTAGATTTTTGTTTAATATCTTTAAATTCAATTGTTGGATCAACTACTACATCTTGTATTGTAGCATTAGCAAAATGGTTATGTAAGAACTGTTTAGTCTCAATGGAAGAATCATCATCAATTACGTGTAAACTAAAAGGGTTATTATAATTAGTTAATGACGTTACTAGTGAGTTATAACATCTTTTTACACATTCGTCTTTTGGCACAATGCGATTACTTGCCAATGAGGCTTTATCACAGGTCCTTAATACCACATTTAGTTTTTGCATTACTTCAAGCCTAAACTCTTGCAAATATGTGCTAGATGGATTTTGTCCGAGCTCGGTAAGCCCGTAATAAGAATACGTGGTGTCATACTATTTCCTGTAAAATATTTATAATAGAGACAGTATAACCATTTATTTTACATCAAAGCGTCTACTTCTTCATGTGTCGTAGCGGCTTCAATTTGAGCTATTTTTGCTAATAATGTTTCTTTGGCAGCACTAACCAAACTAGTATCAAATTCTTCTGCAGGATTAGCACTCAGTTGTAGTTGTATTTGTTGGTAAACAACCTGCTGAAATAATCCATTAGCTTGTCCGATTAACGAACCTTTGCGTTCATCTATTTCTAAATCACGTTTACCCCAAATAATTTCAACTGGACTTTTACTAAGATCAAATGTGTGTGTGGTCATTATTTCACGATTTTGTATTAGATCAGGGATTATTTCAACTGCTTCATTCCAACCATCTTGACCTGCAGGTGGTGCGGAGTCCCAGCAGTCTGTTACTGAATTATCTATTACCCTTACCCAATATCCTGTTTTAATTGTACTCATTTTAAATGTTCCTTATATTATATTTATATTAACTTTTCTTGTTTTTTTGTATAACTAAAATATCAGTTAGGTGGATTTTTTCCTAAAGTTTCTAATAATTTTGATTTCAATAATATGTCTAATGGTACATTCTGATAGATGTAAGTTAATATGCCGCGTACCTGTGTATATCTTTCATCTTTGTGAGTGTGATTGATAAACACTATCCCGCAAGTAACATAGTTTTCTAAATCTTCTATTTTATAATAATGCGCCAACAAGTACCATAAAGTCCAACAGTTAGTTGGATTGCTTTCAAACTCATCTTTTAACATTTTTATATACAATTCAGGGCGAGATTGTTTTTTAAAATCTTGGTCATGTATTAGATAGATATTTTCATTATATATTTCAACTTCATATCTATCTTTGTGCTTAAACCAAAGATGTTCATAGATAGGTTGTGCCCAAGTATAATCGTGTCTACGATGTATTTTGTTTGTACCTAAAAAGTTAGGAGGACCTACTCTAACATTTTCTGTATATAAATCTAATCTATCACACGATATGTTAGTAACAGTAGGATTAGCTTCCATTGTGTTTTTCATTTCAGCTAACACATTGATACTGAAATATTCATCTAGATCCGGACTTAAACACCAATCTACGTCAGTAGGAATCATATCTAAGTTGTAGTTACGTGCTACATTAAATATCCATGGGGTGAATATCTTTTGCTCAATAATCAGATTAGGATCGACCTTTGCAGCCTCTTGAAACATTTCCCAAGTCCCGTCAGTTGAACCGGTATCAAGTATCACTCTATATGTAAATTTTTTGGTATAGTATAACCACTTCTCTACGTATTGAAGTTCATTTTTACAGATTGTATATGCTGCCGTTTTCATTCTTGTGTCTTAATAAATGATGTCTGTGATCCGTCTGGAATATTCAATATGTTTAACTTATGCCAATTGCATTGTATAAACATCTCCACTGCCATTCGCACACTCATCTGTGCTGATTGTGTGCCATTTTTGTCGGTATAACGCCAAGTAGTGGTATCGTCACATAAAATAACTCCACCTACACGTAGTATTTTCCAAGCTAATACCAAGTCTGTTAATACTTCGCTTGCTTTGTGATCTCCGTCAATATATATAAACTCTGCGTTGACGTTGTTATTAATCAAATCAATTAGTCCATCTGTACTATGTTTTTGTATATAAGTTACATTGTTATTTTTATTGAACCCAAGATTATCTAAGAAGTTTTGTTTTACAATATTAAAATCCTCGCTCATATCATTACTACCAATATGCGGGTCTATTGCATATATTTTCAGGTTAGGATTATACGGTGTAAGTTGGTCACTCATCCAAAATGTTGTAGAGCCTTCAAACACACCAATTTCTACAATTGTATTTGGTACTCCGTATGTGTTTACTAAGTGACCAACATTAGTCATTGCACCCTTACCACAATTAAAATCCATGCTAAATTTGTACATTATTGCTTTCTATATATAACTATATTCTTCTCAGGATTGATATAGGGTGTTTCTTTTACTTTAGTTAAGAGTTTCTCTATTGCAGTAAACACATTGAAGTAGTCATTATCCCAGATAACAAAGCCCTTAGAGTCTACATCACTGGGTATGAATCTGTTATCTTCATTTATTAAAACTAAGTAACCGTTTGGTTTTAGCGTATTGACTATCTTTTCTATCTCTTGTTGTGGGTTCTCTACGTGTTGTAATACAAATACCGCTAAACATACATCTACTGAATTTTCATCGGGTAGTTGTGATATTATTTTAAACTTCCTTGGGTTAGAAACATATAGGGTAGCAAAAGTTTTCATACTTTCACTGATATCAAAACCCAATACAGAGCAATCAAACTTAGTAATTAGTTCTTTACTAACACGACCCATACCACAACCAAAGTCTAATACAGTTGATTGATTAGTAATAATGTTTTCATTATATATTGTATCAACTAAGAAATGTGTTTCTTTGTGGAACTTTTCTGGTTTATCAGATTCAAAGCTGAGAACCACATTCATTGCCTGAGTGATTGTGGTTACATCAAATGCTTCTTTAACATATCTCATGTTTTAAGTTTATCGTTACGTTCCGTAGTTCTACCGGTTAATGGTCTAGCTAGAATTGTAGTGTCAGTAGTTACGTTTATGTTTTTATCATAAGCGAACATACCTTGATGTGTAATATTAAACAAGTCTGCTCTCATCATAATATCTAACGGAGCACATATACCCATTTTTAATACGTGCGAGATTAAGTTCTTTGCCATTAATGGGTCTAATGCATATGCGTGGGCACGACAGATAAACAGATAATTAGGTCCTTCACTAGCGTGAGGTGGTATAGTTGGATGTATTTTCCATCCTTGCTCTGCCCACTCAGCACCGCCTAGGTAACATATTGAGTTAACTGAATCATATGAAGTAAACTTCTTAGTCATAATGCTATCGTGTTCTAAGATAACAATAGGCTTATCAATCTTGGCGCAATGAACCCACAGGCTGATGTGACTTAATGCACAAGCAACTTCACCTCTAGTTAAGTAATGGTCTGTAATCTTTAGCATTTTGATTACTGAATCACCTACGCTGTGGTCAGGTACTGTAATTTCAGAGCCAATGCCGTTGAAGGCATCCCATACTTTATATTGCATACCTACATTCATACAACTGAGTTGGCATCGTTTAGAATACCGTTCAGATGATTCATTACCTTTTACAGTAATGATGTAAGCGTGTTCTACTTCAAAATCACGTTTATAGAATAAATTAAGATTTGTGTCCATCTAATGCCCGTTTAAATTCACTGTAGTCAATACGACCAGGTTTGTGTACTTGAATTAACATTCTAGTTGATAATGCTACATTATTCAAGTGATTTAGGGCATGAGTAAGTTCTTCTTGCGTTATTTTGCCATTAGATAGACGTTGTTGATATGGATCAGTATACTCAAACTGAGTATCACATACTTCGATATCAATATCTTCTTCAAATGCTAGTAATGAATCACTTTCACCTTTATTTGCTTTTTCAAACATATGACGTTTGTTAAACAAGTTAAACATAGCAACAGTAATCAATCGTTTATGTGTTGGGTCATCTAATGCAGTATCACAGCGCCAATGTGGAGTTTGTATTTCCCAAACAGCACCATTCTCACTTACACGATATAGTTCTTTAATAACATCAATGAAGTCTCTACCAGTTTCTCCTAGATGTTCTAATATATCTTTAGCTACAACGTGTGAGTATTCGTTGTCTTTCCATGGCCAAGGTAGAACACTTAAATCAACCTGTTCATCGGCATCAATGAATGGTGATTTATCAACGTTAACAAATCCATCAAATTTCTTAAAGCCACAACCCAAGTTAAGTTTCTTAGTGACACGATCCTCATTTGGTTGATCGATATGTTTTAAGTTGAAACGTGCTTCTAGTGCAGTGTAAAGACTTTGGAATGTTGGGTCCCATTTCTTTGGATCTGTTTGTCTAAAGATTTGTACACATTTGTAGTATGGGCTTGTGTTAGCATCAGGTGAGCCTGGTGTCCACGTATGATACGGGAGTATAGGAACGATGACCCATGTTTCTTTACCCATTGCGGCTGCTAAGTGTGCTACACTTGTACAAGATGAGATAACGATATCCATATTAGCAATAGCTGCCATTGTATCTTCCCAGCTTAACAAGAAGTGTTGCAAGTCAGTTACATTTTCAGGTAGTTGAATAATGTTATGATCCTTTTGCAAACTATATACCTGTAGTTCATCATATTTTGCTAAGTTAGTGATAAAGTTCTCTGGAAACTTTCTAAATTGTTGATGTTCAAATTTAGGATTGCCTGCCCAACGAATACCAACTTTAATTTTTTCGCTGTTGACGAATGTTTTCCAAATTTCAATACTATCAGCTTTAGCAGTTAGATAAGGATCGTTTGGAAAGTTTGAGAATTCGTGACCAGCTACCCATCCGGCACTAAATCCAGGAACCCAATAATCATGAGGTACAGTATGTGATTGATTTCGTAGTATAACTTTATCTACACCTTCAATACGTTCAAATACTGATACTAGTTCAGGTGCACAAGCGATGTATACTGATTTTGCACCTTGTTTTTTAAAGCTAGTAGCAAAACGTGCGTGAATGATTTCATCTCCGTACCCACCTTCTAGTGATACAATAATAGATTTATCGTTGATAGAATGTTTTTCTGGGTTAAAAATAGGTGCATCTGTTTTAAGAGGAGGGCTACCGTATACATTTAAGAAGCGACCATTCTCTAATAGTTGACAGCCTTTTCTATAGTCACCGTCTTGAATCATAAACCAACCACGGTTAAAGCAATGACGCATCCAAATATCTTCTGTATTTTGTCCTTTAGCGTCTACTATTTTTTCAGGGCCTATGTTTTCTAATTTATCTGATAATATTCTGGCTTCTAGATGTTTACCTTCTAATTGAAGCTTGAGCATCATATCTATTTCGTGCATATTTTCTCCGTTATGTGTTGTGTTGGTTTTTTGTATATAAAACTGTAAAGTTATTTATATACAAAAAACGAAATTAATTAATTTTTACTTAGTAAACCCGAAGTGATTAAAGCCATTTGATACGGTCACTGCAGAGTAACCAACCGACGTAATTGCCGGTATTAATGGGCGATTGTCGTTGAATCCCCATTCGTATAATACATTGTTAGGATCTATGACAAAAGTACTATTAAAATTCGCAGATACCTGTGTCCAAGATGATGTACCAATTTGTGTAGGCACACTATACATATTAGGAGGAGTATATGCTTGATTAGTGCCTAATTGAACTGGGCTGGATTTAGAGATCCTATCATTTAGACCAAGTTGACCACTAGTATTAAGACCCCAAACATAAAGTTTGTTATCATTGCGAGTAGCCATCGATGAATTTATATTGGATCCACCTTTATTTAAATTAGTATATATAGAAGTACCAAGTTGTACCGGAGCTGATCTAGATAGAATGTCTAATAATCCTAATTGACCATTAGCATTATTACCCCAAGTAAACAAATAGCCATCACTACGTATAGCAAATTGACTTGCACCAGTTGTTGAAGTGATAGTCCAAGAATCGGTTGCTGTGGGCAAGAATATTGGACTTAATGCAGATGTTACTGAATTAATTCCCAATTCACCATTGGTATTAGTTCCCCAAGTATATAAACCATATAACTGATCTAATCCAATAGTAAATAGACCACCAGCTGAGACCATAGCCCATGAACTTGTACCAATTTGTATTGGGCTTGATTTTGAAATTATTGTACTATCCCCTAATTGACCACTAGTACCTAATCCCCATGTAAATAATAAGTTATCGCTACGTACACCAGCCATATAGTTTACACCAGAACTAACAGATGTCCAACTAATAGTGCCTAGTTGTACCGGACTACTTCTTAGTATCACATCGTTTGTTCCTAGTTGTCCGCTAGCATTATTTCCCCAAACATATAATAGTCCATCACTAGTAATGGCTGCTGTTGCAACACTACCGGCTGAAATAATACTCCAGCTATTTGTACCTATTTGCACAGGACTACTTCTGCTTAATATAGCATTGTCACCTATTTGACCATTAGTACCAAGTCCCCACATAAATAGTGCACCATCACTACGTATTGCACCACGTGATGTATTTTTAGAAATACTTGTCCAAACAGTACCAACGCCAATTTGTACTGGACTACTACGAGAGACTGTATCATTTTGTGCTAATTCACCGTTTGTATTAATACCCCAAGCCCATAGTTTATTAGTAGCATCAAGAGCCATAAAGTTTGCAAGACCTGTTGATGAAGATACGGTGGTCCAACTACTTGTACCAACTTGTACTGGACTACTACGATGTACTAAATTATTTGATGCTAGTTGTCCTGATGCGTTATCACCCCAAGTAAACAATCCACCGTCAATACGAATAGCGACGGTTGATGTAGTAAATAAACCAACAGCAGTCCAAGAGCTTGTGCCAATTTGTACTGGACTGCTACGAGATATTGTATCATTTAGACCTAGTTGTCCACTAGTACCTAAACCCCACATAAACAATGCACCGTCACTACGAATGGCAGCACTAGTAGACAGTCCAGTTGATATTGTATTCCAGCTTAAGGCTGCAGGTTTGCTTGTAGTAGTCAAGTATGTCTGTTGTATCTCTGCACTTGTGAATGAATTTACTTGTACTGGACTAGACCTATTAGCAATGGATCTATCTCCTAATTGTCCACTAGCATTACCGCCCCAAACATATAATAAATTATTTGTATTAATTGCAGAAGTTGAGCTTTGTCCAGCACTTACTATATTCCAGCTTGTACCAACTTGAACTGGACTACTGCGGGATAATACTGTAGTATCTCCAAGTTGTCCTGTAGTATTAATACCCCAAGTAAACAATCTATTATCAGATGTAATTCCACCCACAAAAGTTACGCCTGCACTTATTTGTGCCCAACTACTTGCGCCAATTTGTACCGGAGCAGATCGAGATATGATAGTAGTATCACCTATTTGACCACTAGCGTTAAGACCCCAAGCAAATAACAAGTTATCAATACGTATACCATATGATGTAGTTCCACCTGAGCTTACTGCATTCCATGACTCATTTATTGATCGGATAAATACTGGACTACTTCTGGCTCCAAGAGATTCACTTAATCCAAGCTGTCCATTATTATTTTGTCCCCAAATGAAAAGTTGATTATCAGTATAAGTCAACGCCATAGTTACTCCAGGAGACGTGCCTATACTAACCTGTGACCAACTGCTTGTACCAATTTGTACTGGACTACTACGAGGTAATATTGTATTGTCTCCTAGTTGACCATTAGTATTAATACCCCAAGACCAAAGAGTGTTGTCAAGACGTAAGGCAGTGGTTGTAGCAAATCCAGTTGATATAACAGACCAACTGCTTGTACCAATTTGTACTGGACTACTACGAGGTAATATTGTATTGTCTCCTAGTTGACCATTAGCATTAATACCCCAAGACCACAGTGTAGAGTTAGTTCGGATAGCCATAGCATACGACAGTCCGGCTGACACACTAGACCAACTGCTTGTACCTATTTGTACTGGACTACTGCGTGGCACGATAGTAGTTGATCCTAATTGTCCACTAGTATTATCTCCCCAGGAGAAAAGAGCACCATCCAAACGTATAGCATATACACTTACATCTCCGGCACTAACCTTTGTCCAACTACTTGTACCAACTTGTACAGGACTACTACGATGTAGTATAGTGCCATCACCTAATTGTCCGGCGTTATTATTACCCCAAGTAAACAATGCACCATCACTACGTATTGCACCAACACAAGCCAGAGTACTTACAAGAGTTCCTGTTGCAACACTTCCTGAAACTATAGTCCAGCTACTTGTACCAACTTGTACAGGACTACTGCGATGTACTAAGTCATTTTGACCTAATTGTCCTATTGTATTTAATCCCCATGACCACAACGTATTATCATTACGGATTGCATACATTGCATTATTGCCTATTGATATCTGAGACCAGCTAGTTGTACCCAATTGTATTGGACTATTTGTATTAACAGTCGAATTTTGTCCTAGCTGTCCAAATGAATTAATTCCCCAAGTAAACAATGCTCCGTCACTACGTATTGCCGCTGAACTCCCAATAGACCCACCTGCATTGATTTTGGTCCAACTGAATCCTGTTTTACCGGTAGCAGTTAAGTAAGTACTTTGTAGAGTGTTATTTGTAAATGAACTAATTTGTACTGGGCTACTCTTGTTAGCCACAAACAGTTGACCAAGTTGTCCACTAGCACCTGCACCCCAACCATATAATACGTTGTCTGCGGTTAATGCTAAAGTTGTAAAGTCGGTTCCTGCTGTTATTCCACCTGCACTAACAGTAGTCCAACTACTTGTACCTATTTGAACTGGGCTACTACGATGTAATATAGTGTCATCACCCAAATTACCAACTGCGTTATTACCCCAAGTAAATAGTGCACCATCACTACGTATACCTGCAAAATGTCCGGCTGAGCTAGATAATGCAGTCCAACTATATGCGGTAAACGTATTAGCGGCAGGGTTACCCCAACCATACAATTTGTTATTTGTCTTTATACCTACATTATGGCTATAACCTGCACTAATTTTACTCCATGTATCTCCTGTGATTTGTGTAGGCATTGGTTGGTAGCTAGCAATTTGTACTGGACTAGATTTACTTACTACAGTATTATCACCAATAGCGCCGTAGCTAGCACCCGAACCCCAACCATAAAACAATAGATTACCATCGAGCACACCGTAACTATTAGTAGATCCAGTACCAATTATAGACCAACTACTTAAACTTACTAATGTTGGGCTAGATGTAGCAACAACAGAGTTAATACCTAATTCTCCGCTGCCGTTACCACCCCAAGTATATAGTAACTTAGTAGAAGTTAACCCTACCATATGGCTTTGACCAACAGTAATTTGTGACCAGCTACTTGTACCAAGTTGGGTTGCACTACTACGGTGGACTAGATCACCTAAACCTAATTGTCCATTAGCATTTTGCCCCCATACAAATAATAAACTATCACTGCGTATTGCAGCCGCAGTGTTTACATTCATTGATACTTGTGACCAAGACTCATTAGCAGTACGAATGAACACCGGGCTAGTAGATTGTGTAACAGTATTATTGCCTATTGCACCAACAGCATTTTGCCCCCATACAAATAATTGCCTGCTTGTGTTATCTATAGCTGCCGTATTAATATATAATCCACTAACCTTATACCAAGTACTAGTACCAATTTGTACCGGACTAGATCGGGAGATAGCAGTACTATCTCCTAATTGACCGTTTGTGTTTAGTCCCCAGCCCCATAATGTATTATCACTACGAATAGCAACTGAGTATTGATTACCTGCGTTAACACTTGTCCAACTACTAGTACCAATCTGTACTGGACTACTTCTAGGGAGAACATTAGTTAAACCTAAACCACCATTAGTATTAATGCCCCATGACCACAATGTATTATTGTTTAGTAGTCCTACCATGTGTGAGTAACCAACTGCTATTTGACTCCAACTACCTGCACCAAGTTTTACAGGACTAGATTTACTTACTACGGTATTATCACCTAACTGTCCGTTTGTATTAATTCCCCAAGTGAATAGTCCGCCGTCACTACGCAATGCGGCAGTTATAGCACCATTAGTACTAACCTGTGTCCAACTACTTGTACCAACTTGTACAGGACTACTACGAGCTACAAGATCACCTAGTCCTAGTTGACCACTAGCATTAATTCCCCAGGCAAATAAAGCACCACCAAGTCGTATTGCAGTTACAGTCGATATCCCTGCCGCAACACTTGTCCAACTACTAGTACCAATCTGTACTGGACTACTGCGTGGCAATACATCAGTTGTACCTAATTGTCCACTAGTATTTAGACCCCACACAAATAATGCTCCATCGTTACGTATAGCATATGTAGAAAAATCTCCCACTGCTACCTGAGTCCAACTGCTTGTGCCAATTTGTACTGGACTACTACGATGGATGATAGTATTATCTCCTACACCGCCGTTGTTATTAGTTCCCCACGTGAATAATGCTCCATCATTACGTATGGCTGCAGTCATACCATTTACACCACCGGAGCTTATTACAGACCAACTAAATGTTGTTGTTCCAGTTGCAGTTAAATAACTATTTTGCTGTGCAAGAGAATATATCGATCCTACTTGGGTTGGACTACTTTTATTGACAGTATCATTTAAACCAAGACCACCGATGCCGTTAATACCCCATGTAAATAACAAACCATCACTACGTATACCAGCCATAGTTGTAGCTGCCTTACTATTAATTAAAGTCCAACTACTTGTACCAATTTGTACTGGGCTACTTCTACTAAGTATTGTACTATCCCCTAGTTGACCACTAGTACCTAATCCCCAAGTCCATAAACTACCATCATTACGTATAGCCCCAAGTCCACCTACTTTACTCCAAGTAGTATCGGTACCAATTTGAACTGGACTACTGCGGTGGACTAAATCATTTAACCCTAAATATCCGTCAGTGTTGTTACCCCAAGCCCACAATGTACCATCACTGCGTATAGCTGTAGTCCAAGATGTTTCCGAATTAACCTGTATCCAACTACTAGAACCAACTTGTACTGGACTGCTTCTATGAAATATATCACTCAGTCCTAATTGTCCAGATTCGTTAGCTCCCCAAGTCCATAAACTACCGTCACTACGAATACCAGTGAATCGTAAATTTTGTCCAGTCAATATTGACCAAGATGTTGGAGAATTAACCGGCAATATAAAGTTTGTGGGACTTAATGTTGGATTATATGGCCATTGTTGATATTGTAATCCCCACCCATACAATGTATTATCTGATGCAATAGCAAGTGAATGTACGTTGCCAGCACTTATTTGTGACCAACTACTAGTACCAAGTTGTACTGGACTACTACGATGTAATCCCTCATTATTTACCTGATATGAACTATTATTACCCCAGGCAAATAATTTATTAGTACTAGAAATAGCAAGCACGTGACTTATACCTGCACTAACTTGTGACCAACTGCTAGCACCTATTTGTGTTGGGCTATTTGAGTATGGTGTTGCACCAACTTGTACTGGGCTACTACGATGTTCTAACCAACTACCTGATATAGTTGTTGGATTAAATGCTAATCCTAGTGCTCCATTAGTGTTATTACCCCATATATATGCTATACCAGTAGTTGTGATTGCATTGGTTATTCCTGAACCGGCAGCACTAACACTTGCCCAGTCGCTATTATTACCTATTTGAGTAGGATATGATTTACTAGTTGTAGAATTATCACCCAACTGTCCAAAAGTTGTATTAATTCCCCAAGTAAATAGTTTTCCATCGGATCTAATAGCTGATGACAAGCTTTGTCCAGCGCCAACGCTAATCCAGGAATCATTCATTGAGCGAATGAATACCGGGCTACTGCGGCTGGTAATTCCTAATATACCCAATTCTCCACTAGTACCAAGTCCCCAAGTAAATAATGCGTTACCTGTATCGGCTGCAGTAATACCTAAAATGTTAGTATAGCCAGTTACCATTGTCCAACTATTTGCACCAATTTGTACAGGGAATGATTTAGCAACTGTGGTACCATCACCCAATGATCCAGCAGTATTATTTCCCCAAGCAAACAGTAAACCATCACTTCGTATTCCTGATAATCCTGCAACAACTGTACCAATTGCAGTCCAAGAATCTGCTACTGAACGAATGAATACTGGGCTGGATCTACCGGCAACAACACCATTACCAATAACGCCATCCCCACCTGCAGTAGTTCCCCATGTAAACATTTGCCCATTTGCATCAAGTGCGACTATTGCACTACCTGCATTAACGGTAGTCCAACTACTTGTACCTGTAGTAAGTGTTGGACTAAAATATGTGTTCACTAGTGAGTTATTACCAAACTGTGCATTAGCTCCACTACCCCACATATATAGTAAATTACCACTTATACCGGCTGTGACTGTGCCGCCTGCAGTTACTACACTCCAACTACTTGTACCAATTTGTACAGGACTACTACGATGTTGGGTAGAATCCGGAGTTCCTAACACACCACTAGTACCTGCACCCCAAGTGAATAATGAACCATCACTGAGAATTGCTACTGTCCATGATAAACCAGATGCTACTGCAGTCCAACTGCTACTACCAATTTGTACTGGGCTACTACGATTTAGAGCAGTGCCATCACCTAGTTGTCCAAATGTGTTTACTCCCCATGCATATAATGCGCCAGTAGTACGTATAGCATTACTTCTATTATTTGCAGAATAAACTTTTGACCATGTGTTTTCAGTACCGATTTGTACTGGACTACTACGAGCTACTACTGTGTTTAATCCCAGTTGACCTACATCATTAGCACCCCAACTCCATAATGTACCATCACTACGAACCGCTAATACTGTACCGCCGGTAGTGTTAAACGGTCCTGTTGCAACAGCAGTCCAACTACTTGTACCAACTTGTACCGGGCTACTACGATGAGCCTGTGTACCATCACCTACAGTACCTGCAGTGTTAACTCCCCAAGTCCATAATGTATTATCACTACGTATGGCAGCCGTGAATGATGCTCCTGCTGATACTGTCAACCAGCTATTAGTACCAACTTGTACAGGACTACTACGATGCACTATGTCATTTAGACCTAATGCGCCATTGATGTTATTACCCCATGCAAACAATAAGCCGTCATTACGAATAGCAAACATTGTATTATTGGTATTTACCACAGTAGACCAACTGTAACCAGTCTTACTTGTCTTTGTCAAATATGCCTGTTGTTCTGCAGGTGAAGAGAACGAAACAATTTGTACAGGGCTATTACGAGCAACTACAGTTCTATCCCCTAATGCACCACCTGAACCAGAACCCCACGTGTACAATGTATTGTTAGCCATTATACCTGCTGTTGTACCAGATGCTTGTGTAGCAACAATATTCCAATTACTTGTACCAAGTTGTACAGGGCTACTGCGTGAAATTGAGTCACCGATGCCAAGCTCACCGGCTGTATTTAATCCCCATGCAAATAATTTACTATCAGTTCGTATTGCAAATGTGCTGTTACCATTTGCTGTTACTAATGTCCAGCTGTTACCCGTACCTACTTGTACTGGGCTACTTCTAGCGATAATATCGTTTACTCCAAGATTACCAGAACCATTGACTCCCCAACCATATAATTTTCCATCCAACGTAATAGCAAAGGTAGATGTAGCGTTAGTTGTACTATTAGATGGTACAACTGACCAACTACTTGTGCCTAGTTGAACTGGGCTACTACGATGTACTAAATCATTTAGACCAAGTTGACCATTAAAATTGCCACCCCAAACAAATAATAGTCCGTCACTTCTAATAGCGTAAGTATGGCTTATGCCAGCAGCAATACCACTCCAATTACTTGTTCCTATTTGTACCGGACTACTTCTGTGTAGAATATCATTTAAACCAAGTTGTCCGATACTGTTAGTTCCCCATGCAAATAACTTACTATCGCTACGAATAGCAAATGAAGTAGATGCACCTGCGGTTACTGTAGTCCAACTCAATGTTCTAGGTTTACCTGTACTAGTTGACCAAGCAATTTCATCAGCTAATGTAATTAGTGATGAAATTATTACAGGTAATAAGATTGTTCCTGGAGCATTACCTGTACCCAATTGACCATTATCATTATTGCCCCAACCGTATAAAACATTGTCCATGGTTAAAGCTAATGTATGAGTAGAGCCGGTGCTTATCATAGTCCAGCTACTTGTACCAACTTGTACTGGACTTGATTTTAGTATGACGGTGTTGTCCCCCAATTGACCAACATCATTATTACCCCATGACCATAATGTTTTATCATTACGAATGGCCGCGGTAAATGTATCACCCTGTGCAACTTGGTACCAAGTATTAATAGTTGCATTTACTTGCACTGGGCTACTAGTATCTACTACACTGTTAATACCTAATTCACCGACTGTATTACCGCCCCATGCGTATAAATACCCATTACCATTAGTGTAGTCCTGTATTATTCCCATGCGTCCAGCAACCATAGTCCAACTACTTGAACCAATTTGTACTGGACTAGATTTATTTACAATTGAGTTGTCACCTAATCCACCATACGTATTATTACCCCAAGTAAATAAGGCTCCATCACTTCTTATTGCAGAAACAACGTATGCATTTCCAATATCACCAGATTGTCCTGCACTAACCATAATCCAGCTACTTGTACCAACCTGTACTGGACTACTGCGATGTACTGTGTCATTAAGGCCCAATTGTCCTTGGCTATTAAGTCCCCATGACCACAAATAATTATTAGTGTCAATACTAAAAGCATTACCGAAGCCTGCCGCTAGTTGTTTCCAACTACCGGTACCTATTTGTACTGGACTACTTCTATTAATACCATCATTCTCTCCTAACTCCCCTACGGTATTTTTACCCCATGACCACAATGTTCCATCTAATCGTATACCATAGGACGATGAATCCAATCCTGACACCGCTGAGGTCCAAAGTAAATTACCAATCTGTACTGGACTACTACGAGCTACAACAGTATTATCTCCTATTTGTCCTGAATTATTGAAACCCCAAGCCCATAACGTACCATCAATACGTATAGCGATGGGAGTTAGTCTTCCAGCAGAAACCATATTCCAGCTACTTGTACCAACCTGTACAGGACTACTTCTGAGAAGACCACTAACGTTTGCACCTAATGCACCTAATGAATTATCAGTTCCCCATGACCAAAGTGATTTGTCACTACTACGTATAGCAAATAAAAATCCTTGTCCAGCACTAACCATAGTCCAACTACTAGTACCAATCTGCACAGGGCTACTACGATGTATTTGATTATTTGTACCTAATTGACCGTATGTATTACTACCCCAAGACCATAAACTACCATCACTTCTTATGCCTGCCGCAGTTTGTGTGCCATCTACTGGCATACTAGATCCTGATAGATATGTCCAACTTAATAAATCTTTACCTAACTGTATTGGTTGGGATCTATTTATAACATTATTTTGTCCTAATTGACCACTAGTCCCTAGACCCCAAAGCCAAAGTGTATTATCATTACGTATACCAGCGACATGGTTTGAGTTAAAACTTCCTTCACCTATACTTGTCCAAGAATCATTCATAGAGCGAATGAATACAGGTGTAGACATAGTTACCATGTTACCGTCACCTATTTGGCCGTCAGTACCAATACCCCAAGTATATAATTGACCGGCTGAAGTAATACCCATACCGCCTGATGACCCAGCCGGTACTATAGTCCAACTACTAGTAGTAACTTGTAATGGTAATGATTGGTTACCTGGGTTGCCACCTAACGCACCAAATCCATTATATCCCCATCTAAATAACAAACCATCACTACGCACAGCTCCATATTCATCTGTACCTGAACTTACATAAGTCCATGAATCAAATATACCTGCACGAATAAATACTGGGCTAGAACGTTGCAATATAGTATTATCACCTACACCACCTTGTGTGTTGCCTGCCCAAGTAAACAACACACCGTTACTATCTATTGCAGTAGCTCCATTAACAAAAGTCCAACTACTACTACCTATTAGTACTGGGCTGTTTTTATTAGCAGTTGTATTATCACCCAATTCGCCGTTAGTATTTAAACCCCAAGCAAACAATGCACCATCATTACGTATTCCATACATAGTAGATGTCCAACTGTTGACATAATTCCATGTATTAGTTCCAACTTGTACGGGACTGCTACGATGCACTGAACTGGCTGCCCCTAATTGACCAGACCCATTAGCCCCCCAAGTAAACAATGCACCATTACTACTTATAGCACCAGTGAATGACCCGCCTAACGCAACCATAGTCCAACTACTTGTGCCTAGTTGAACTGGGCTACTACGAGCTACTGCATCATTAAATCCTAACTGCCCCAGTGTATTATCACCCCATATAAATAAAGCACCGTCTGTTCGTATGGCAGCTAAATTTGTACCAAAATTAGTGCCGCTTGCTACCATAGTCCAACTACTACTACCAACTTGTACCGGACTACTTCGATTTACTGCGTCATTTAGTCCTAATTGGCCTACTGTATTAGCTCCCCAAGCCCATAAACCACCGCCACTTTTAATAGCGGCCATCGGTCCTATGGATGATCCGGATGCTAGTTTTATCCAATCAGTATCAGTACCGACCTGTACCGGGCTACTGCGATGTATTTGATTATTTTGTCCTAATGAACCTTCATCATTACGACCCCATGTCCATAATGTTCCATCTATTTTGATTGCGGCTGCATATGATGTGCCTCCAGCAATTGCAGCCCAACTACTTGTACCGATTTGCACAGGGCTACTACGATGTACTAAATCATTTAGACCTAATTGTCCTATAGTATTTTGTCCCCATGAAAATAACAATCCATCACTACGTAATGCCAATCTAGTATTACTACCTGTAGTAAATGTCAAATTGGCTACAGTAGTCCAACTAAGCGGTGTTACTCCTATGGTAGTTAAATATGTTTGTTGTTGTGCTGATGTTCTAATTGAAGTTATTTGTACTGGACTACTTTTGTTTATCCCCAGTCCTTCACCAAGATAGGTACCTGTGCCCCAAGAATACAACGCACCATCTGTAGTTATTCCCATTGTGACACTTGTTCCACTAGTGACCATAGTCCAACTACTTGTACCAATTTGTATTGGGCTAGATTTTGCAACTAATGTGGTGTCACCCAATTGACCATTAGTATTAACACCCCACGTAAATAAGTTACCTGTAGTAGTTATGGCGGCGGTCATGCCAGAACCAGCACTGACCATAGTCCAACTACTTGTGCCTAGTTGAACTGGACTACTGCGATGTACACCAACGTCATTGAGACCTAATTGTCCATTAGTGTTATTTCCCCAAACCCATAATGCACCGTTTGTGTCTATGGCAGCAACGTTATCCTGACTAACCGCACCGTTAGTTATTACTTTACTCCAAATAGTAGCGGTACCAACTTGTACTGGACTACTTCTATTAATAATGTTATTTGATCCCAACTGCCCGGCTGCATTATACCCCCATGACCACAAAGTATTGTCTGCTCGTATTGCAAGTGTAGCAAATCCGTTAGCAGATACGCTAGACCAACTGCTAGTACCAACTTGTACTGGGCTACTACGTCTAACAATATCATTTAATCCCAAATTACCATAAGTATTAAGTCCCCAAGCAAATAATGCACCATCATTTCTTATAGCAAACATTGACCATGCGGCACCATACGATACTGCTGTCCAACTAAGTTGTGTAGTAGCTATACTAGATACATATGACTGTTGGATTTGAACTGAAGTTAATGAACCAGTTAAGGTAGGGCTTGAAAGATTATTTGTATTATTATTACCTCCTTGCCCTTGACCAGCACTACCCCATACCCACAGTGTACTATCAGAACGTAGTGCTGTGCGTGTTGTTCCGCCACTTCCGCCTAATGCAGACCAAGTACTTGTACCAATTTGTACTGGACTACTGCGATGTACTGTGTCATTAAGGCCCAATTGTCCTTGGCTATTAATACCACCGATAGCCCACATTGTACCATCAGATTCTATACCTATAGTATTTCCGGCCAGTACTTGAGTCCAACTGTTTGCCGCCCAAGATGATAACATACTATTATTACCAAGTTGACCGTTAAACCCTAATCCCCAAGCAAACATTAATCCATCATTATTAATAGCATAAGAAGTATCACCGTTAGTACTAACCGCACTCCAATTATTAACACCTATCTGTACTGGGCTACTACGATGTGCTAATGTAAGATCATTATTGCCTAATTGACCATATGTATTGGCGCCCCATCCAAATAGTTTACCGTCACTACGAATACCTATAGTATGACTTAATCCACTTGCAACTTGGCTCCATGATTGTGTACCGATTAATACTGGACTAGATTTAAAAACTGTATTTTCTGTTCCGAGTTGACCCCAAGTGTTGTCACCGAACATATATAATGATTCAATATCACCGCCGGTTGATGGTTGGACTGTTAATAACCATTTTTCTAATAACATATTTTAACCACCAAACATAGGCCAAATAATATTAAAAGGATCTGTCTGCGTAGTAATATCTGCTAATGCTTGCATATATGCATCCATTAATGTTAAATCATCTACAGTGGGTTCACCTAATCTAAGTTGTCTATCATATCGAGTGTATCGCCATTCAAAATCTTTCATCTTTGTATCACGTTCACCTCTTATCAAATTCCATTGATCTCTAGTACGTAGTTCTTGTTGTAGCTGTATATCTTCAGGCGAGGGTTCGTATATCACTGATTTAGGTAGCTCAATAATATCCATTGTTTCATACGCAACACCATCAGTAAAATACTGTCTAGGATTATCTATTTTTTGTGTTTCTGGATTATATTCAGGGTATGCTTTTACTAATGTATACCAACCAAATGATAAACGTTCTTCTTCTGTAAGTGCATAAAAATTACTGATATTTTTCCAATTATTTGGAATAAGGTCGTATACACCTTCTATATTACCGTCAACAATATGAGCATAATTAGCCATTATAAATTTTGTCCTGAAACAAATGCCTGCCAATTTATACCACCATCAGTAGTAAAAAAGGTGAATACATCTTCTTTGTTATTACTTGATGTTAATGTAGGAGCAGTTCCTCCTGGCCAGTGAAAGCTAGCAGGCCAAGTAACTGAACGAGCAGTACCATCAGCAGTGAAAACTAGTACAAATGAACTTGCTCTACCTGCTGATTGTATGTTAGAGAATGTGATAGATGTGATGTTAGAATTTAAAGCGACATTGAATACAGTAGCGATATTTAAATTTAGTGTTAAAACGCCGGCACTAATAGTAGCAGTCGCACTAACTTCTGCTGAATTGTTTGGTAAAAATACCTTATTGTCGTCAATTACGGTCGACCCGATTACTTTAATTGCCATCTTCGCTCCTTTGAACTCGGCTACTACTATTTATCTTTTTTTGAGAGCGTCTATATCCTCTTGCTGTTTTTTAACAGCCTCGATTAAGAATGCTATAATGGGTATATAGTTAACAGCTTTTTTACCTTGACTATTAGTACTTACTAACTCTGGTAATATTTTTTCAACCATTTGCGCCATTAAACCATATGATTTTTTCTTACTGTCTGTCCAATTGAAACCCATACCAAACAACTGTGACAATATTGACATTGGATCTGTGATTGATTGAGGGTTCTCTTTTAGTGTTGCGTCAGACAATGTGTTTAAATCCTGTACAGTTAATTGTCCTGTACTTGGAATAAACTGTAGTTTAGTTGTTGTTATACCAGCAGTTAATAACCCACCAGAAGTACTTGTTGCATATACAGGGTAAAAAGTTGAACCAGAACTTGTATTATCAGTGATTATTGGAGTGGCTTGGGCCCAAGTTACATTTCCAGAACCATTTGTCTGTAAAAATTGATTAGCGGTCCCGTTAGCAATACGTAAGTTAGCTACTGCACCCAAGTTAATATTGCTTGAGTTTTGAAACTCAACTGTTGTCACGTTTGCAAAGTTAGCTACATTAGCAGTAAAGCTAATATTAGCCGTTGCATTGCTTACTGTTAAACCAGTTAGTGTACCAACACTTGTAATGTTTGGTTGACTTGATGCCCCTGATACAATTGTACCATAGAAGTAATTAGCACTAATATAGTTAGCACCAATAATGTTACCGCCTGCGCCCGCACCAGCAATAATATTACCTGTAATATTAGCATTGCCTGCAACGTTTGCACCAGTGCTTGTAACAATCAATACATTAGCATTACCGCCAACGCCAACTGTTACATTTCCGTTAGCAGCCGGTATGCTTATGTTACTATTGCCATTACTGAATACACCTGTAAAATAATTTGCACTAATTAAGTTAGCACCTGTAATACTACCACCAGTACCAGATCCTGCACTAAGATTGCTAACTGCTACGTTACCGCTATAGTTTGCTGTATTACCAGTTAATAATCCCGACACAGTTAAACTTGATAATGTACCAACACTTGTAATATTTGGTTGTGAGGCTGTTGTTAATGTACCAGTAAATGTATTAGCACTAATATCATTAGCTCCGGATATATTGCTGCCTGTTAATGTTACATTACTACCAAATGCTACGTTGCCTGTAATATTAGCAGTACCATTAATATTTGCACCCGTGCTAGTTACAACTACAATGTTTGCGTTACCACCTACACTTGTAGTTACATTTCCACCGGCTGTCGCAATGTCAACAATACTTGTACCGTTACTAATATATGCGGCGCCGCCACCGCCGCCAGCAGGAACCCAACTTAAGTTACCAGCACCGTCTGTTTGTAATACATAGCCATTAGTACCGCCCGTAATACGTACATTAGCAACTGTACCTAACGATACATTAGCACCGCTTAGTGCTACATTACCGGTAGTATTTAATGTACCGGCAACATTAACACCGGTGCCAGTAATTACCATAATTGTATTGCCAACTGCAGTAAAATTAATATTACCATTTGCTGTAGGTATATTTACAGTACTATTACCATTTGCAATATTACTTCCGCCACCTCCTCCGGATTGTGCTACCCAACTTAATGTCCCTGAGCCATCTGTTTGTAATACATAACCACTAGTACCACCCGAGATATGCAAATTACTAACTGCGCCCAATGTTACGTTAGCAGAGGTTGTAAAATCAACTATTCCTGTTGCGTTACTTACTGTTAAACCAGTCAACGAACCAACTGAAGTTATATTTGGTTGTGCCGCTGTTGTCAATGAACCAGATACTGTAGTAAAATAACCACCGGTAGCACCTATATTACCTGCGTTAGCATTACCCGTAGCATTTAATGTTCCTGCTACATTAGTACCAGTGCCAGTTACAATCATAATGTTTGCGTTACCGACTGCGCTAAATGTTATATTCCCGTTAGCAGAGGGAATATTTACATTACTATTGCCATTTGACATACTTGCCGGGGTCACATCAACACCCGTTAAGAAAGCACCATTACCAATGAAGTATGGAGCATTAACATTACCAGTAATATTTGCATAGCCTGCAACGTTAACACCTGTACCGGTAATTTTCATTATATTAGCATTGCCAACCGCATTGAATGTGATATTCCCGTTAGCGGTTGGAATATTTACATTACTATTGCCATTTGAAATATTAGCTGGGTTTGTGTCTACACCGGTTAAGAATGCACCATTACCGATGAAGTACGGGGCATTAATGTTACCAGTGACATTTGCATAGCCTGCAACGTTAACACCGGTACTCGTTACAACCATAATGTTTGCGGTACCGGCTACACTAGTAGTTACATTTCCACCTGAGGTTGCAATAGTTAAATTACTTGTTCCATTGACCACTCTACCGGCAGCATCTATTCCGGTCAACTGACTACCATTACCAATAAAGTAATTACCGGATATATTACCGGCAACATTAATACCGACACCAGTAATAACCATTGTTGTGTTACCGGCAGCTGTTAGGTTAATATTTCCATTTGCACTTGGGATATTTACGTTACTATTGCCATTTGAGTGTGGTCCTAATATATTACCAAATGAACCATTACCTGTTACGGTTACACTATATAATGTACCTAGTGAAGTAATATTTGGTTGTGCATTTGTATATACTGTACCTGAAATTAGAGCATTACCTACTTGTCCAGAGATGTTACCGGCTGGTAAACTTGTTAGATTTGCACCTGATCCGCTGAAGAAATTAGCTATTGCTAGATTACCCAAATTAGCGTTTAATGAAGATAGGTTACCCGTAGCATTTACGTTATTGAACGTAAAATTTTCTGTTGAATCTATGACGTACGGTTCTATCTGTATTAAAGCCATCTTTTATCCTGTTATACTATATTTAGTCTTTTTATTCATGGTATGTTATCTGTTTAATATATCGGGAATGCACTTGTTGGTGGTGTGAAGTTACTTGTATAACGAGCATAACCTTTTGTTATTCTTAAATCGTCTATGTAGCCAGTGTAATAAAAATTACCGCCTACCATTTCATACCCAACTACTGCACCATTTTGAATAAAGCTGGTACTATTAGTTGTTGATCCATTTAAAATCCCGTTTTGATAGATTGCCAGTGTAGTTCCGGATCGAACAACAGCAATGTGTGTCCAAGTGGTAAGAGATATTGCGTTAGTTGCTAATAAAAGTTGAGTAGTTTCATTGGTTACTCTTACTTTATTTGCATTACTAATTTGTATATGAAGGGCGTCTCCTGTACCAGTTGTTGATGAAATAAACATTGCGCCAAAATTTTGATTTGTTGTAAGGTATAGCCAACCTTCAATTGTAAAATCTCCAGTGCCAAAAGCATATAGTGGATTTGATCGTAAACTTAAATAATCCCCGGTACCATCAAAATACATACTACTCCCACCGAATTTACTTATTGCTGTACTTAGTTGTGCATTACCAACTGTTTCCATGTTATTCATCATTGCGGCATCGTATATACCAGCACTGGTCATATTAGTTAGTAGACTTGTGTTTTGTACTGCGGTTAAGGGTGCAGATGGTGGTACAAAGTTACTGGTGTAAACTGCTGTACCCCTAACAATTCTTACATCTGACATATAACCTAAGGTAAAACCGCTACTACCGCCTCTTGAACCTATATATACTGGTCTTGTAGCATCTCCTAATGTTCCGGAGAAAGTTAATGGAGTACCCACTGATACTCCGTCAATGTATAATGAGCAAGTTGTCCCCGATCTAACTGCGGCAACATGGTACCATCTATTTGCAACTGGAGTGGGCCCATTAACATATGATGCAGCACTACTCGGATAATATTGAAATGACGGGGCTATAAGAATAGTCCAATCAGGAGCCGCACTTGATACATAATTTGCAACTAAATCCTGTACACCAGCAACACTTGTAAAATATATCCAAAATTCTATAGTATAATTACCTGTGAATTGAAATGCTGGATTTGCAGGTACACTCAAAGTATCTCCAGTACCATCAAAGTACCCACTACCGCCTATTGTACTAACCGTATAGCCATTTGTAGTTGCACTAGTAAACCCGAATGGATTTTGTTGTGTTGGCTGACTATTACCAAATGCAGTGATTGTAAAGTTGTTTGTACTGTTATCTATAAATGTAGGTGATTGACATGTCAATAAACTTGTATTGGCAATTGCAGTTAGTGGACTTGTTGGAGGAGTAAATGCACCTGTGTATACTGCGGTACCTTTAACAATACGAATGTTTGACAAATAGCCAATGATTGGATATACAGCATCAACTGTAAGACCAATTCGTAATGACCCAGTTGGACTTATGTTTGTTGAATTTGTAGTGCTTAATCCACTTACACCATTTACATAGATAGATAAATTTGTTCCAGATCTAACTATAGCAACATGATTCCAAGCATTAATATTTATAGCAATACTGCTGGTTAAATCTGAGGTAATTAAAATATAAGGTTGATTACTAGAGTTAATAAGACATGCCCATGGACTTGCTGTTCCTGATGTTCTAGTATCCAAAACTGTTCTATAACTTCCGGATACTGTTTGATAAATCCAATATTCAATTGTAAAATCACCAGTACCAAATTGATATGCCGCGTTTGCAGGAGCAGTTAAATAATCCCCACTACCATCAAAATAACCACTATAACTTGTTGGGGTCAATGATGATGGATTGAATGGTGAGAAACGCTGTACCGAAACATCACCGTTCTTTGTGATAGTAAAGTTGTTTATACTAGTATCTATTATACGATTACTTTGGCAGGTTAATAAACTTGTATTTGTGATAGGTGTTAGTGGTGTTGTGCTGGGTGTAAATGTAGTTGTATATAGTATTGATTTGGTAACTCTAAAGTTACTGATATAACCATTAAATGAGCCATCACCGCCGGCATTGATTGTGCCTATGTCAAAATTTGAACCAGCAGAATATCCACCGGCATATGTCCCGGAAGCATTTAAAGTTCCGTTAATAAAAACTTTGATATTGCCGCTACTGAATGTGCAAGCAAAATGTTGCCATTGATTTGCTGTAACTGTAAATGTGGGATTATCACTGCCAGCCACTTTGCCAATTCTATTAGCAGGCCAGTTTCTCATAATGTCCCCTTCATTGGGCCCGCCATCAAATAACCCAATTACTGTGCTAGATAAAGGATATATCCAACATTCAATGGTAACATCACCGCTAGCAGTTAAAACCCCTGCTCCTGCTTTTCTTATATAATCACTAGCACCATCAAAGTAGTTACTCCAGTTACCACCATAAGGACTAAATGTACCTTGAGTAGTATTACCCGCTCTTGTTACTAAAAAGTTATTTGTACTGTTATCTAAGAAAACACTATTATTTACTGATTGATTGTTTTGTAATACTAATAAACTTGTATTTGCTATTGCTGTTAATGGAGCAGAGGGTGGAGTGAAATCTGTAGTATAAACACCTGTGCCTATTACAAACCTCATATCTGATAGATATCCAACAATACCGCCTGACCCACTGGAACTAACGCCTATATAAACTGCTGAAGCATTGTATGTTCCTGTACTTGCCGACGAGTACCCAGAAACACCATTAATAAACATTTTTAATGTTCCTGCGGTACGACTGATAGCAACATGATTCCAGGTATTAACAGTAACTGTATTTGTTGTAGCAATATCAACCGGTAAATAAAAATGAACTGTGCCGTTGGCGGCAATATATATCTGCCCAAATATTGCAGTAACACTTGATCTGAAATCAATAATCGCTGGCGTATTGGCCAATGTTGTTGGATATACCCAAAAGTCAATAGTAAAAGCACCTGTACCAAATTGTGCTGAATTTATTGGTACATCTAGATAATCATTACCATCAAAGTATCCACTACCATATGTACTATAGCTACTGTTTGGTACAAAGGGATCAAATGAACTTATTAATGTATTGCCTACAACTGTCAAAGTTTTTGGTGAAGAACTATTGTCAACAAAGGTATTTGATTGACAAGTCAATAATATTGTCCCACTGATCGCAGTCAATGGTGTGGTTGATGGTGTGAACGCTGATGTGTAAACAGCAGTACCATTTACAATACGCAAATTAGAAATGTTGCCTAAATATTCTACACCTGTGCCGCTGTTATATAGTTCATAACCGATGTAAGAAGCAGTACCACCAATGCTTATTGCACTAGTAGATGTACCTTGAACTACACCATTTACATAACCGGTTATAGTACTACCCGAGCGCACAAATGCAACATGAGTCCATGAGTTAGCAACAACGCTTGTTCCTGTTCCAGTAAAAATTGCAGTATTACTTGCAAATAAATATAATTTTCCTGAAGTGTTTATTGCAAAGAGCCCGCCCGGACTGAATCTATCATCTCCCATGCATACAATTGGTCTTGTTGTTGCTAGGCTTCCAATATAAACCCATGCTTCTAATGTGAAATCACCAGTAAGACTAAAGTTTGAACCTGATAAAACAATTCTGTCTCCACTACCATCAAAGTAGTTGGAATAATAACCCGGTGTATATGGATTAAAACTATTTGGCTTAGTGTCACCATTAATAGTCACCGCAAAGTTATTTGTACTAGCATCATCTACAAATGTTGTACTTGCACCCGGTATCAATAATGTGTTGTACTCAAAGTAAGGATCATTCGCTACTGTAATACTCCAATTGATAGTTCTTACGGCACTACGATTTGTTGTTGCAGCCGTAGCTGTTAACAATGTACTACTATCGGCAATAACAGTTGGTGTACCTGCTATATTAGAACCAGTTAAACTCAATCCAGTCGGCAATGCATTTGCACTATATGTAACATTATAACCAGCGGCATCAGTAGCACTTAATGTTACATTGGCTATAGCACTATCTACAGCACTTGTATATGTTGTATTATTTGCTGGACTAACCCAAGTAACAGCATCAACATTGATTGTTAAACTAAAACTTCTTGTACTATCTTGTAATTGTGCATCAGTTGCTTGTATCGTAAATGAATATGTTGTACTACTGCTATCAACAGGAGCTGTGCCAGTTATGACACCGTTAGCATATAATGTAGAACCAGTCGGTAATGATCCAGAATATAATGAATACGTGATTGGTGCATCACCTGAAGCTATAACAGTATTTGATATACTTGTTGTTTCATAATAACTGCCTAATGTACCAGCACTTGTTGTCCATGTTGGTAATACACTATAGATAATACCGGGAATATATATTGCTGTACCACCGTCTGGGTTTACAACATAGATTGTATATGTGCCTGCACTTTTTGCAGGACTTGTAAAAGTTAAACGATTAGCACTACTAAATGTTACTACTGCTACTGCACTACCATCAAATGTAATAGTTGCACCAGCTAAAAAGCCAGTACCATTAATCTGTACTGTTTGTCCGCCGGCTGGATCTAATGCTGTGTCATCTAACCCACCAACACTATATCCAGAGATAGTTGGCGGTAAAGGTTTTTGTGCGTTAACAAAACTTACACTGGTTACGGTGTCATTGATAACTGAGGTTATACTCATGTTAATTCAGACCCAAATAAACTAAAACTTACAGTTGTTGTATTAGCTCTTACTGTTATTACATCTGTTGTAGCCAATGTAATACCAATAGTCATTGTAATACTATCATTAGCATTTAAGTTACTATCGTATGAAATATATTGTGAAGCTCCAATTGATGCTCCGGCCGGTCTTACAGCAATACGAAATGTTGCGGCACTCGCTGCCTGATTACAAATTACGATTGTACTACATACTGCTGAAGTAGTTGCTGGTACTGTGTACAAATCTGTGTTTGTATTTGCTGCCGGGTTACTTTGCCCTAAAACTTTATATGTGATTGCCATGTTATTTCCTTATGCTCCCATTAACAAGAATGGACTTAATAAATCTTGCGCTGTTATTCCACCACCACCGCCACCGTTACTAGAAGTAAATGTTGTTACTTCAATAGGTGCTGTATTTGCCGGTGCAGAACTAAACGTGATTATGTTACCTGTTAATGAATATACTGTTCTTGGCTGGAACAAACCAGCAAGACTTACAAGTGTGCAATTTATGTTTGCCGGTGTAGTTGATAGGGTAAAACTTGTTTGTACCCCATTACCAGTAAAGTTATCTACACCGATACTTGTACTTGATCCTATTACCCAATTTAGATTGCCGGCGCCATCGGTGCTTAATACATATGTATTTGAACCACCGGTTATGTGTAAATTACTTACATTTCCTAAACTTACATTAGCACCACTAAGTGCTACATTACCAGTAGTATTCAATGTACCGGCAACATTAACACCGGTACCGGTAATTACCATATTTGTATTACCAACTGCAGTAAAATTGATATTGCCGTTTGCTGTTGGGATATTTACGTTACTGTTTCCATTACTAATACTACTTCCGCCGCCACCGCCCCCTGTTTGTGCTACCCAAGAAAGATTACCTGAACCATCTGTACTTAATACATATGCATTTGTACCACCTGATATGTGTAGGTTACCTACTGCGCCTAACGTGACGTTAGCTGTAGTTGTAAAATCAACTATACCGGTTGCATTGCTTATTGTTAAGCCAGTTAAACTGCCAACTGATGTAATATTTGGTTGTGCATTTGTATATACAGTACCTGAGATTAATGCATTAGCTACTTGACCAGAGACATTTGCACCTGCTACGCTATTAGCAGTTGATGCAAATGTTGCTAAATTAGCTGTTCCGTAGAGAGTACCAATAAAGAAATTAGCTGTTACTGCATTACCTAAGTTAGCATTACCAGATGTAATATTACCAGTAACTGCTAAACTTGTTAATGTACCAGTACTAGTAATATTTGGCTGTGCATTTGTATATACTGTGCCTGCTACTAATGCATTAGCTACTTGACCAGAGACATTACCGCCGGCTACACTGTTTGCAGTTGATGCAAATGTTGCTAAATTAGCTGTTCCGTAGAGAGTACCTACAAAGAAATTAGCTGTTACTGCATTACCTAAGTTAGCATTACCAGATGTAATATTACCGCTAGCAGTAAATGTATTAGCTGAAACAACATTTACATTGCTGATGTTACCACCACTACCCGTAGTTGATAAATTAGCTACTGTAGTATTACCACTTACATTTAATGTACCGGCAATATTTGCACCTGTGCCAGTTACAACTAATATATTGGCATTACCGGCTACGCTTGTGTTGACGTTTCCGTTTGCAGTTACCGTTACATTACTATTCCCATTTACAATTGTATTACCTGCACTTACAATAATACCTGTTAATAAACTACCGTTACCACTAAAGAAATTAGCTGTTGCTAAGTTACCTAAGTTAGCATTACCGGCTGTTATGTTACCAGTTACTGCTAAACTTGTTAACGTACCAGTACTAGTAATATTTGGTTGTGCATTTGTATATACAGTACCTGAGATTAATGCATTAGCTACTTGCCCAGAGACATTTGCACCCTGAATATTACTTAAATTATTTCCTGATCCAATAAAGAAATTAGCTGTAACAGCATTTCCTAAATTGGCGTTACCTGCAGTTATGTTGCCGGACGCAATGAATGTGTTTGCTGAGATGACATTAACATTAGATACATTACCACCCGAACCACTTGTGATTAAGTTCCCGACTGTTGTATTACCTGTTACATTTAATGTACCGGCTACATTAACGCCTGTGCCAGTTACAACTAATATGTTTGCATTACCGATTGCACTAAAGTTTATATTACCATTAGCACTTGGTATACTAATATTACTATTACCATTTGCTACACCAGAAGATGTAATTCCAGTTAAATAGATACCATTACCTGTAAAGAAATTAGCTGTGACTGTGTTGCCTAAATTAGCATTGCCAGATGTAATATTACCCGTAACTGATAAACTTGTTAACGTACCAGTACTAGTAATATTTGGTTGTGCATTAGTTGTTACTGTGCCGGCGGTAGTTGCTGTTATTGTTCCTGTTATATTTGCGGCAGCTACACTATTTGCTGTTGTAGCATAAGATACTGCTCCGGTTACATTAGCTCCGGCTATGGCATTTAATCCAGATCCATTACCAGTAAATACACCGGTATTAGCAGTGACGTTTGCGGCAGTTATATTACCATTTACTGATAAACCTGTTAATGTTCCTAAACTTGTGATTTGTGTTTGACTAGCATTGACACTAAATGTAGTACCGGTTAATGTTAGACCAGTACCTGCTTGATATGTACCAGCACCGGAAAACTGAGTGAATTCAATATTATTGCCAGGAGTACCAATTGCACTAATTGTGCTTGTTTGTACCCAACCGGTATTGTCATATAGTGTACCACCTATACAGAATACAAAATCACCGGCTTCTACTTCCGGTACACTGTTGTAATCAGCGGCACGTGTAATAGCAGTAACATTACTCCAAGTATAGATACCATTAAAAACTGCATTAGCTTCATTTTTTACTAAAATACGAGTACCACTAGTTTGTACATTTACTCCATCTATTAAGTTGAAAATACCAGTGGTAGTTAAAGTTGCACCTACACCACTAGAGCCGTTATTGTATGTTATCGTTCCACCAGTAATAGTTGCTAATGTATCTGGTGTTGCGGCTGCTACTGAATCGTGTACGTTTAGTCCTTGGGCAACGTCATCAACATATTGTTTTGTTGCGGCATCAGTACTTGCAACCGGTGTCGCAAGATTTGTAATATTGAAGCTGTTCATATTGACGTTTGCGCCAAATGAACCTGATCCTGATACTGTTATACTAGTTAAAGTACCGGTACTTGTTATATTTGGCTGTGAGGCTGTCGTTAACGAACCACTTAATGTTGTTGCAGTAACACCGGTTACACCTAAATTACCTAGATTAGCGTTACCAGTAACATTTAATGTACCGGCAACATTAACACCGGTACCGGTAATTACCATATTTGTATTACCAACAGCAGTAAAATTAATATTACCATTAGAGCTTGGTATATTTATATTACTATTGCCGTTTGATAATCCAGCAGTTGTTATTCCTGTTAAATATACACCATTACCGGTAAAAAAGTTAGCTGATACATTATTACCCAAGTTAGCATTACCCGCAGTGATATTACCACTAGCAATAAATGTATTAGCTGAGATAACATTAGCATTGCCAATATTACCGCCTGAACCAGATGTAACAATATTGCCAACTGTAGCATTACCTGTTACTGTTAAACTACTTAATGTGCCGACTGATGTAATATTTGGCTGTGCATTTGTATATACTGTCCCGGATATTAATGCATTACCTACTTGACCAGAAACATTAGCACCAGCGACTGCATTTGCAGTAGTTGCATATGTTGCTAGATTAGCTGTTCCGTAGAAATTACCAATGAAGTAGTTAGCGGTTACTGCATTGCCAAGATTAGCATTGCTAGCTGTAATATTACCACTAGCAGTAAATGTATTAGCGGAAACAACATTTACATTACTGATGTTACCACCACTACCTGTAGTTGATAAATTAGCTACAGTGGTATTACCACTTACATTTAATGTGCCGGCTACGTTAACACCTGTACCAGTTACGACTACAATATTAGAATTACCCACAGCACTCATTGTAATATTGCCATTTGCAGTAGCAATACTTACATTACTATTGCCATTGCTAATATTACTTGTAGAACCTGAACTTACGGTAGACCAACTTAATATACCTGCACCATCGGTTTGTAGATATTGACCATTAGATCCACCTGTAATATGTACATTTGCAACTGGGCCTAATGCTACATTACTTGCCCCGGTTAAATCAGCAGTACCAGTTGAAGTCAAACCAGTTAGAGTACCTACACTTGTAATATTTGGTTGTGCATTTGTATATACAGTACCTGAAATTAGAGCATTAGCTACTTGGCCAGATACGTTACTACCCTGAATATTACTTAAATTATTACCTGAACCAATAAAGAAATTTGCAGTTGCCGCGTTACCCAAATTAGCATTATCTGTGAAAATATTGGCAAAGGTGTAGTTAGCGGTTGCATCTAAATTAAACGGTTGTAACTTTGTAATTGCCATGTAGTAAATCTCTTAATATAATCTATCTATGTATTTAATCCAATTTAATCTATAAAGTTTATGCTGTTATTTCAATCCAAGCAGTAGTATCTTCATCCCAACTATAGATTTTATCATCAGTTGGCATTGGTGTAGGCGCTTCATACAAACAACTAGTTTCATTTAATACCCAACTGTTAAAGGGTTTAGGTGGTATAAATGCATCTCTAGTACTATCATATGTATAGCCTATACCTGCATAATTTTTACGTAATGGTGTACCACCTAATAAGTGTACACCACCCGATGTGTTATAGCTTGTTTGAATCCAGCTATTTGGATCACCGAATAGACCAGTATCTACTACATCTTGTTCTATTACGATTACCTGTGTTACGATGTTATTTTCATCTATTTGTGCAAAATGACTCATTGTTTATTTTCCTTTAATTAAAATGTTATTGAACCTGAACTGGTCCATTGATATACTCTATATCCACCTGCAGTTGTTATTGTTGGGCTACCAGTTGTTGTTGTTGCGGCTGCAAATGTGTCTGCATAGCGAATGATTACGATGCCGGAACCACCAGCTGATCCGTTAGCCGATGATCTACCATTACCTCCACCGCCACCACCGGTATTTGCAGTGCCGGCTGTAGTGCCACCGTTCTCTCCTCCACCGGTTCCACCTCCACCGGTTCCACCTGCTGCACCAATATTGTTTCCGCTACCTCCACCACCACCTGCATAGTAAGTACTTGTACCACTAATTGAACTAGCTAAACCAATACCACCGGCTCCACCATTAACACTAGTAGGTGCGGCTGTACCTACAGCACCTGCACCGCCACCACCTCCTCCGGCGTCTGCACCATTAGCTAACCAACCATTACCGCCGTTATTACCTTGACTAGGGCTTGTTGAAGGTGTGTTACCTAAACCACCTGTTGCGCCTGAATTTCTTTGTGCGCCACCGCCACCAGAACCACCATTACCACCAGGACTTCCGTATTCAGTGCTACTATTTGCAGAAGAACCATAACCTCCACCTGCTGAGGTAATAGATGAAAACACAGAAGGGTTTCCGTTGTTTCCACCAGCAGAATATGTAGATGTAGAACCTGCGCCACCTGCACCCACTGTTACAGTTATTGCGGAACCTGAAGAAACAGCAAAATCAACAGCAGTTCTATAACCACCGGCACCTCCGCCACCTCCGCCACCGCCTCCCTTACCGCCGCCGCCGCCGCCAGCAACTACTAGATATTCAACAGTAGGTGTAATTGACGGGCCATCACTACCAAGTATATTCCATCCACCTGTTATTGTTACGCCTGAAAAAGTTATTGCCATTTTATACCTTAAAACGTTATCGACCCACTACTAGTCCATTTATACACTCTATATCCACCTGATACAGTTATTGTTGGGCTACCGGTTGTACTTACGGCGGGGTCAAATGTATCTGCATAACGAATAATTACAATACCGGAGCCACCTCCGCCCCCATCTACTGTACTACCACCTCCGCCACCACCGCCGCCGGTATTTGGTGTACCTGCAACGGCTGATGCTCCTTGATAAGTGCCGCCGGCGCCACCGCCACCATTTCCGCCTGAGGATACGACCCCGTCTTTACCACCGCCGCCACCACCTGCATAGTATGTTGATGTTCCTGAAATACTTGATGCTAAACCTACGGCGCCAGGGGATGCAACTTGTGAACCCGCTGTAGTGCCGGCGGCTCCGGCGCCGCCACCGGATGATCCATAAGTAGTACCACCGCTACCACCACCATTATTACCTTGTCCTGCTGTACCTGTACCACCTGAATAACCTGCATAAGAAGATCCGCCACCACTTCCGCCGTTATTACCATTACTACTAGCACTTCTGGATGCTCCCCCGCCTCCACCGACTGAAGTTATTGTCCCGAAAACAGAATTAGAACCATTGCCGGAATTAACCGAAATACTTCCAGATGATGTTCCACCTGCACCCACTGTTACAGTAATAGGCGAACCAGAAGTAACTGAAAGACCGGTAGCTGTTCTATAACCACCTGCGCCACCGCCACCGCCATAGTAGCCGTAGCCGCCGGCGCCGCCACCTGCAACTACTAGATATTCTACCGCCGAGGTTTTAGAAGTAGGCCAATTACCAGATTGCGTAGCTTGCATCTGTTGACTTGTATTAAAAAATCCAGATGCTGAGATAGCATTAGTAACAACTTGGGTAGCAGATATTACACCACCATAATATCTTTTAACCATTTTAGCTTATATCCTCATAACTGCAAGTAACACATAATGTATTAGCTGTACCAGCTGTGGCTCCTAAACTACTGTTTTCTTCTAAGTAATATTGACTTGTTTTGTCAATTACGTTTAATGTACTATTACCAGGAACATTTACATTACCAACTAATTGAAATAGTGTTCCACCAACGTTGGCAGCATTATAATAACCTATTGTTACGTTTGCGGTTGAGCTACCATAGTTTGCTACGTTTAATACATTTACTTTTAAGCATTTACCACTACCACTAGCATTGTTTAATACTGTGGTTGCACTCGTACTTGTTAGGTTTGCACCCGTTGTTTTACCATTGATTGTTGTTGCACTGATTATGTTTGGTGCTGCCATGTTATCCTCCGAATATTAATGAATAGCCTACTGCGGCCGCTGCTGATGCTCCACCACCTCCACCTGCAGTTAGATTGATTGTTGTTACTTCTATATAACTACCATTTGCAGGAGCACTACTGAATGTTATATTAGCGTTAGCTAATGTGTAATCTGTTCGTAATACTGTTGCACCGTTATAGTTAACACTAGTTTGATTTATGCTTGTTGGTGTCGTACTTAAAGTAAATATTGTTTGTACACCATTACCAGTAAAGTTATCTACTGTTACGTTTGCTCCGGCCGGCGGTGCTGTCCAACTTAAGTTTCCTGAACCGTCAGTACTTAATACATATGTGTTTGAGCCACCAGTAATCTTAACGTTACCTACTGCTCCTAAATTAGTTTGTCCAGTAACGTTTAATGTACCTGCTACATTTACTCCGGTACCGGTAACAGTTACAATATTAGCATTACCTACAGCACTCATTGTAATGTTGCCATTAGCGGTTGCAATACTTATGTTGCTGTTGCCGTTACTTATACTATTTGACGAACCACCTGCTACATTAGACCAAGTTAATGTACCTGATCCATCTGTTTGTAGATATTGACCATTAGAACCACCTGTAATTTTTACATTGCTAACTGGGCCCAATGAAACATTGCTAGCACCTATTAAGTTAGCAGTACCTGTACTTGTTATACCAGTAAGTGTACCAACACTTGTAATGTTAGGTTGAGCCGCAGTATAAACAGTACCTGACACTAGTGCATTAGCTACTTGACCCGAGACATTGCCGCCTGCTACACTGTTAGCAGTTGTAGCATATGTAGCTAAGTTGGCTGTTCCATATAAGTTACCAATAAAGAAATTAGCTGTTACTGCATTACCTAAGTTAGCATTACCTGCAGTGATAGTACCACTTGCAGTAAATGTATTAGCTGATATAACATTACCACCTGTAATATTACCACCTGTGCCTGCGCCAGCAGTGATATTACCCGCAGTTAGATTACCAGTAGTATTTAATGTACCTGCTACATTAACACCTGTTCCAGTAATGACCATTGTGGTATTACCAACCGCAGTAAAATTAATATTACCATTACTAGTTGGAATATTTACATTACTATTTCCATTACTAATACTACTTCCACCACCACCTGACTGTGCTACCCAAGAGAGATTACCTGAACCGTCAGTACTTAATACATATGCATTACTACCGCCAGTGATACGTACATTACCTACTGCACCAAGTGTTGTATTACTTGTATTAGCAAAGTTTACTATTCCATTACTTGTTAGTCCAGTTAATGTTCCAACTGATGTAATATTTGGTTGTGCCGCAGTTGTTACTGTGCCTGCAGTTGTAGCTGAATTAGCTGTACCATAGAAGTTACCAATGAAGTAATTAGCAGTTACACTATTGCCTAAATTTGCATTAGCGGCTGTTATGTTACCGGACGCAGTAAATGTATTAGCCGATATGACATTACCACCTGTAATATTTCCACCACTACCAGATCCAGCAATGATATTACCCGCAGTTAGATTACCGGTTACATTTGCAGTACCTGTAATGTTTGCACCAGTACCTGTGATTACTAATATATTTGCATTACCCGCTACACTAGTTATTACATTACCATTTGCTAGTACTACTACATTGCTATTTCCACTTACAATTGTATTACCTGCGCTTACTGTAATACCAGTTAGTAAACTGCCGTTACCACTAAAGAAATTAGCTGTAACCAAATTACCTAAATTAGCATTACCGGATGTGATATTACCCGTAACAGCTAAACTTGTTAATGTACCAACTGACGTAATGTTTGGTTGAGCATTTGTATATACTGTGCCGGCTACTAATGCGTTAGCTACCTGTCCAGAAACATTACCACCTGCTACTGCATTTGCAGTTGTTGCATATGTAGCTAAGTTAGCTGTTCCGTAGAAATTACCAATGAAGTAGTTAGCGGTTACTGCATTGCCAAGATTAGCATTGCTAGCTGTAATATTACCACTAGCAATAAAAGTATTTGCCGAGATAACATTAGCATTACCAATATTACCACCTGAGCCAGTAGTATTAATATTGCCGGCTGTAATATTGCCACTAGCGATGAATGTGTTTGCGCTGATAACATTGACGTTACTGACGTTACCACCAGAACCAGCTGTAATTAAATTACCAACAGTTGCATTTCCGGTTACATTCAATGTACCGGCAACATTAACACCTGTACCGGTAATTACCATATTTGTATTACCAACAGCAGTAAAATTGATATTGCCGTTTGCAGATGGTATATTTACATTACTATTTCCATTACTTATGTTACTTGCGGCACCTGAACTAACAGTAGACCAAGTTAATGTACCAGAGCCATCTGTTTGTAGATATTGACCATTAGAACCACCTGTGATTTTTACATTACCAACCGGGCCCAAAGATACATTACTGGCACCTATTAAGTTAGCAGTACCTGTACTTGTTATACCTGTTAGTGTACCAACACTTGTTATATTTGGTTGAGCCGCAGTATAAACTGTACCTGACACTAATGCGTTAGCTACTTGACCAGAAACGTTGCCAGCTGGTAAACTTGTTAAGTTAGCTCCACTACCTATAAAAAAGTTAGCAGTAACACTGTTGCCTAAGTTAGCGTTACCGGCAGTAATATTACCACTAGCAATAAATGTGTTTGCACTAATAACATTAGCATTACCAATGTTACCACCACTACCAGTAGTATTAATATTACCGGCGGTGATATTGCCACTAGCAATAAAGGTATTGGCTGAAATGACATTAACATTGCTGACATTACCACCTGATCCAGATGTAACAATATTACCAACTGTAGCATTTCCAGTGACATTTAATGTACCAGATATGTTAGCTCCGGTTCCAGTAACTACTAGAATATTAGCATTGCCTACAGCACTGATATTAATATTGCCGTTTGCAGATGGTATATTTACATTACTATTTCCGTTACTGATGTTACTTGACGATCCACTTGCTACATTTGCCCAACTTAATACACCTGAGCCATTTGTTTGTAGATATTGACCATTTGTTCCACCAGTAATTGTTACATTACCTACAGGACCTAAGTTAGATGTACCAGATACAGTTACACTAGTTAATGTACCGACTGATGTAATATTAGGTTGCGCTGCCGTATAGACAGTACCTGCTACTAATGCATTGGCTACTTGACCAGATACATTAGCACCTGCTACCGCATTAGCTGTTGTAGCATATGTAGCTAAGTTAGCTGTTCCATAGAGATTACCAATGAAGTAATTAGCAGTTACCGCATTACCCAAATTAGCGTTACCCGCAGTGATATTACCACTAGCAATAAATGTATTAGCTGAGATAACATTAGCATTGCCAATATTACCACCTGAGCCAGTAGTATTAATATTGCCGGCGGTGATATTACCACTAGCAATGAATGTGTTTGCACTAATAACATTGACGTTAGATATATTACCACCGCTACCAGATGTAACGATATTACCAACAGTAGCATTTCCTGTAACGTTTAATGTGCCTGCGACATTAACACCTGTACCAGTTACAATCACAATGTTTGCATTACCGGCTACACTAGTTGTTACATTACCGTTTGCGGCTACTAATACATTACTATTTCCGTTTGTAATTGTATTACCTGCGCTTACTGTAATACCAGTTAATAGACTACCATTACCAGTAAAGAAATTAGCTGTAACTAAGTTTCCTAAGTTAGCATTACCTGAACTTATATTACCAGTAACTGCTAAACTAGTTAGTGTTCCAACACTTGTTATATTGGGTTGTGCCGCCGTATATACTGTACCTGAGATTAATGCATTGCCCACTTGTCCTGTAACATTAGCACCTGCAATTGAACTTAATCCAGATCCGTTACCCGTGAATACCCCTGTATTAGCAGTTATATTGGCAGCTGTTATGTCTCCATTCACCGCTAAACCAGTTAATGTACCAACACTTGTAACTTGTGTTTGACTTGCGTTAACGCTAAAAGTACTACCAGTTAATGTTAATCCTGTACCTGCTTGGTATGTACCAGCTCCACTAAATTGAGTGAACTCAATGTTATTACCAGGAGTACCAATGGCAGTTACTGTACTTGTTTGTACCCATCCGGTGTTGTCATACAATGTACCACTGGTTACGAATATAAAATCACCTGCTTCTACTTCTGGTACACTGTTATAGTCTGTTGCACGTGTAATAACAGTAGCGTTACTCCAAGTATAGATACCATTTAATACTGCATTTGCTTCATTTTTAACTAAGATGCGAGTACCTGATGTTTGTACATTTACACCATCAATTAAGTTGAATGTCCCAGTAGTAGTTAGATTTGCACCTACCCCACTAGAGCCGTTATTGTATGTTATTGTACCAGTAGTAACGTTAGCTAATGTATCTGGTGTTGCGGCGGCGGCTGCATCGTGTACGTTTAGTCCTTGAGCAACATCATCAACATATTGTTTTGTTGCGGCATCTGTGCTTGCAACAGGTGTTGCTAAATTTGTAATATTAAAGCTGTTTAAATTAACATTAGCACCAAATGAACCTGATCCTGATACTGTTATACCTGTTAGTGTACCAACACTAGTTATATTTGGTTGTGCCGCAGTTGTTAACGAACCCGTTACCGCAGTAAATACTCCAGTAGTTGCACCAATGTTACCTGCATTAGCGTTACCGGTAACATTTAGTGTACCGGCGGTTATATTACCGCTAGCAGTAAATGTATTAGCTGAAACAACATTTACATTGCTGATGTTACCACCACTACCCGTAGTTGATAAATTAGCTACCGTAGTGTTACCAATTACATTTAATGTACCGGCTACGTTAACCCCTGTACCAGTTACAACTAAAATATTTGCATTACCTGCAACACTAGTAGTTACATTTCCGTTAGCAGATACAAGTACGTTGCTATTTCCATTTACAATTGAATTACCATCACTTACTGTAATACCTGTTAATAAACTACCATTACCACTAAAGAAATTTGCAGTAACTAAATTGCCTAGATTAGCATTACCTGCATTTACGTTACCGGAAATATTAGCTGTTGTTGCAAAAACTG